CAATCCTTTGCACTTTCGACAAAAGTATGTAAAGGTTATCCGAAAGGACGACAACGGTGAATGGACTTTGACTTACACAGCAGGATGGGAATATTTTGATATGTTAAAAACTAATAAAAAGAACAAAAAATGAAAATCAGGAGATTTATTTTGAACCGCATCTTGAATGCGAGACAGAGAGAAATGATTTGGGCAGCGTTGCTATTTTCGGCTCACACCTACAAAAGACGTGGGAACATGGAAGGATTTGCCGCTGTAACAAGAGTGTTGGACGAAACTCAACCGATTCTGGGAGTTAAGGAAAGGACTTGGACAAGAAAGGAAGTTGAAGCCTTGATTGAGGAAAGCTCCGAGCACATCAGCCGAAAGATTAACGAGATTGCCCAAGACGCATACAAGAAGGGCGTGCATGCAGGGCGTTCCGAAGCTATCCAAGAAAGAATCAAAGAAGACACCGAACACGCTCATCACATTGAAGAGTTTGCTGATACGCTCCGACCTTTTGGAATCGTCATTGGTGTAAGACGTAGCGAGGATTCCGAAGGACTTCAACCAGGTCATGAGTTCTCAAAGGAGAAATGTGAAGGATGCGAGAACAAAGAAGATTGTGAGCTTTACAATGTGGTTCTCAAAGACGAATTTGAGTCAGCCGAAGGAGAGGACGAAAAGAAAGAGAACGGCACGGAGAAGGCAGAAGAAACCGATGAGCATGCCGATACCGAAGAAGGAAAGACTGAAGGTGAAGACAAACATGAGTAGTCTCCTGTTATTCCATATATAATCCGAATACCGTGGACAAGGTTAATAACTACGTTCACGGTATTTTAATTTAACAAAAGTATGATAACAAGTAATTATATTGTTCACGACTGCGAAACGGGTGGATTGGATTGCGAAAAGAATCCCATTACCCAATATGCTTGCATTATTCTTGACGGTAAGACTTTGAAGGAGCTTGACCGATACGAGACATTTGTAAAACCTTATGCTGATTTGACGATTGAAAAACAAGCTCTTGAAAAGACTATGGTAAGTATGTCTGATATCAAGAACGGAGTTCCTGTCAAGGAGTTCATTGCCACAACTCACGACCTTTGGAAACAATATCAATCAAAGGCGAAATGGGAAGATGCCCGAAGGTTAGTATCAGTTGGGCACAATATACCATTTGACCACCGTATGCTTGAATGGGCATTCCGATATTGCAAGAAAGGAAGTATTTGGAATTTGCTACAAGATAGCTTTATTGATACTATGGTATTAACGAAGATGACTTGGGGAATTAACGGAAATGAAAAGATTACACTTTCAGATGCCGTTCGATATGCCAAGTTGAAGATAACGGATGCTCACGGAGCTATGAATGACGTAGAGGCAACCGCAGACCTTCTCCGTTGGTTCATGAAGAAGCTCCGAAGTAAGAAGGGAGAAGCGAGTGTTGAGAAAGAAGTTAAGGAACGTTTGAAAGGTCAAGAGTTCTTTGAGTTTCAATGCGGCGGTAAAACTCCAAAATAAAACTTACCAAAGTTTATATAACAAAATTGTAAATCAAATTGATATGGCACGTGCAACAGTTGACGAAGTAAGAGCTGGATTGGAATTGGCTCTTGAAGAGATTCTAAATGTCCAAAACATGAATGTTTGGATAAGTGTTAAAGATAGACCAATTGGTAAGATTCTTGAAAGCGCAGGAGTTGAGAAGAAATACAACCCATACGTTATGAAGGCTCTTGTTAAATTAGGATTGGTTGAGGAAGAAGGACAGCTTGGCGGTAAAATGTATAAAATCAAGTCCAAAGTCATTCCCGATGTAAAGTATTTGGTTAAGAAGATTCACGAAGAAGCCAAAGCCGAACGGAAATCATATTACACTCCAGTATCGGAGCGAGAGGAAAAGCAATTTGACGGTTATCCTACTTCAAAGCCTTCCGACCTTAAACCAAAACGCCCATACAAGCGCAAAGATGCGCATCAATCCGAATACTCTTCACCAGCTGTTAAAACGACACGACAAGTAATTATACCAAATTTGGGTGATATGAGATTCTTGGTATATGAAAACAATATCGTGGAAGGAAAGATTGTATCACTTCACTTTGGAGAGGACGGCAAGAAAATTATGTATAATATTGAGATAGTTAATACATATTGGATTAAGATGCAGAATGCTCCGAAGGTAGAAATCAAAGAGGACACGAGAGATTATGATGGCGAAGAAGATGACGTTGAACCAACAAAGTATCTTGTATTGAGAGATATGAGCGTGAAAGACTTATTTGAAACACCTGCAATTGCTGCTGAATATCTGGTACGTCATTCAGTCAAATACATTAAGAAGTAACATTATCAAGTATAATAAACAAAATCGTAAACGTTATGTCAGAATTGGAAAAGAAAACAGAAGAAGCTCCGAAGCGTAAACGCAGAACGAAAGCGGAGCTTGAAGAAGCAAAGAAAAACGGCACTTACAAGCCGAGAAAGAAAGTTGTGAAGGAAGAAGTGCCGAACGAGACGAAAGCACCCGAAGAACATGCCGCCAAAGCTCCTATGAAGCCTGAGCAGAGTGTTCTTATTATGGCGTGTTTGAATCCGACCGTAGCAGAAGCCGCAACGAAAGCAGCACATGATGCGGGAGTCAAAGTGGTCATTCTTGAAGACCGAGTTATTCACGACTATTTGGAAGTAAGAGAAGGTGAAAAACCTCAAGACCTTTCCGACTTCTTGAACAACGCTTCAAACCGTCTCCATGCTGAAGACCAATGTAAGAAACTTTATGCTATCATAACAAAGGGTGGACGCATTGAAGATTCGGTTGGAAGAGTATTCACGGCAAGCGAGGTTGTGAAAGCTACAAACTTGACTCACTCAAAAGCGAGAGCCGTGTTTGACCTTCTCAGAGCGTTCGGACTTATTAAGTTCACCAAAGGAAACTTCCAATTTATGTTCACATTCTCCAATGACCTTCGGAGAAAGACAATCAAAGAAGAAGTTTTGGGAATGTTGAAAGTTATCAACGTGGACATCCAAAGATACCGAGCTTCAATATACAATGACGATTCTTTAACACCAGAGCAAAAACATGAAATGTATAATGGTTTGGCCAAAGATTTGGACGAGGTATTGGAGTTCTAATAATTCATAATATAGTGTGGGAGCTAACAAGGAGCAATCTTTGTTAGCTTTTGCCGTTTTAAGACGTTTGTTTATGTTAGTAGATTCTTCAGGCACTTTGTTACTTCAAACTCCGATGCACCGATTGGAGTGTTTGAACGTTGTTGATGAAATAATCGAAGGACTTGATGAGCGAGGAATCAACGAGCTTTTGGAAGGCTCAGAAGGCGACTTGGATTTTGTTATTGATAATTTAGTCCGAGATACTTTTGAGGTAATGTACACGGGAAAGACTGATATTGACTTTTCTCCTAAATACACCGACCGTCTTTCAGAATCAATTGAGGAAACGTTAAGGACAAGAAACCTTACATATTTTATCACTTCGGTGATGCCCGACTTTCAATTGTCTTGGCATCATTTGGAATGGGGAGACTTGGTGCACCGATATAGGAAGCTGTGTATTGAGGCAGCACGTGACCATGGTAAATCTTTCTATTTCTCCAATGCTTATGCAGCTTGGCAATTGTATAAGTATGCCCGACCGAAGGGAACAGTATTTTCAGCCAGACCTACCAAATCAAATTCCAATCGTGGTTATCTCTTTTCGTTCTCTTTGCAACAATCCGTTGACCTTATGGAGATTCTCAAAGGAACGATTGAGAGCAACGATATATTGAGACAAAGACTTTTCCCAGATTCAAAACAAAGCGGAGCTTGGGCAAGTACGAATATAGTATGTAAGAACGGAGCGAGATTGACGTGTAAGGGATTTGGGTCATCAGTACGTGGTGCTCACCCGTTCTGGATAGTAGTAGATGACGGATTAAAAGATAACGTCATATACAGTCAGCTACAAAGGCAGAAAAGCATTGATTATTTTCATTCGGTTATTATGAACATGCTTGTGCCAGGTGGGCAGATTATTGTTGTTGGTACTCCATTCCACGCTTCGGATTTATATGGAGACTTGAAAAGCAAGAAGGGTTGGTTTGTTATTGAATATCCTGCTATCTTTCCTGATGGTAGAATCCTTTGGCCACAACGTTGGAGTTTCTTTGACCTTCTTGATAAGAGAGCTTCACAAGGTAACATAATATTTTCCCGTGAGAACTTATGCCGACCGATTACCAATGAGGCTTCTATATTCCCATTGAAGGTTTTGGAACGTTCTTTATTGCGTATGGAAAATTATGTTTTGGTACGCAATCGTGATGACTTCCCAATGAAGTTTAACAAGGTTGTTACGGGTTGTGACTTTGCAATATCTGCAAACGTAGGAAGCGACTACACTGTATTCACAACTTGGGGAGTTGATGACGAGACGGGAGAACGCTGGTTGTTAAACTTCCACCGACAAAAGGGAATGACGTTCAACGAGCAAATGCAAGTTCTACGAGGAATCAACGCAAGATTCCGTCCAGATACGATGATATTGGAACAAAATACCTTCCAACAGATATTCGTACAGGAGAGCGACCGTCAAGGACTTCCAGTGGTTGGTCATACTACGGGAATAGATAAGTATGATTTGAAAACAGGTTGGCCAGGTTTGGCGATAGACTTTGAGCGTGGCAAAATACACATTCCCGTAGGAGATGACTATTCACGCAACGTTAAAGACCTCATATTTTCTGACCTTGGTTCGGTGGCGTTTACCGATAAGGGATTGGAGAGTGTAGGAGAGCATGATGATATTTCATCCAGCTTCTGGTTAGCCAAGTTGGGAGCTAATTTGATAACAACAGGATTCAAATATACATTTTTATAACAATAATATAAAGAACAATGAAGAAAAGAGAAGTAAACATTATCATCAAAGGATTCGGAAAACTACCTTTGTATGCTACGGAGAAATCGGCAGGAGCAGATTTGTATGCCGCCAACGCTCAAGCAATAATATTAGAGCCTGGTCAGAGAGCTTTAATACCAACGGGAGTGTTTATTGAATTGCCCGAAGATTCCGAAGCACAAATCAGACCAAGAAGCGGTTTGGCGGTAAAGAAAGGCATAACAGTTCTCAACGCACCTGGCACAATTGATGCTGACTATCAAGGAGAGGTTGGAGTGCCTTTGATAAACTTGGGACAAGAAACGTTCGTTGTTCAAAGGGGTGAAAGGATTGCCCAAATGGTTTTGAACGGTGATGGCGGATTATTCCAAGGAGAATGGAAGGAAGTAAAAGACTTTGAACGTGATTCCGAAAGAGGTGCTGGCGGCTTCGGTCATACAGGAATGAAGTAATGGAACAGTTTAGACAATTTACCAACGGCAAAGGCTTATTTATCGGGGTTGACTTCGGTAGAGGTAAAGACTTTGCCGTTGAAACTCAAATACAAAAGCAACCCGATGGTAGCTTGAAGATATTATCAAGTAATATCATTGGACGTTCGGCAGATATGAGCGAAGAAAGAAAACAACAAATTTGTAATAGATATGAAAGACTTTGCGAAAATGAAGCCGTTGAGCAAAAATCAACTTGACGACCTTACTGATGGATTGGTAAATGCTATGCGTTATTCCAACCCAGAATTTGAATATCCAGAGTATGACGGAGCGAAGCCAGACGATGGTGTTCCAGCAGAATGGTTTTATCCAATACATAATGGAACAAATTCGTTCTCCGAACTTACAGCGATACACATGTATGTTACGCAAGAAGCTACTTTTGAGGATATAGGAGAGTTGATGTTGGGAATTGGTATGACCGAAATGAAGCATTACGACAAACTTTCCGACTTCATAAAGAAATTGGGCGGCAAGATTGACCAACGCTTCAATAATTCGGGCGTTACCGTAGGAAAAGACGCAGTTGAGGCTTTGACTATTGCTATCGGAGCTGAAAAGGAAACAATTGCGTTCTATGAAAAGATTCAAACAAGGTTAAAGGAAGTAACGGAAACCAAAACAGTCAAGATAGCTTTTCAGCTTACTTCAAAACTTATAGCCGATGAGGAAGTTCATTTGGAGTTATTAAAAGAAAGATTAAGACTTTTGGCGGACGAAGAAACCTACAAAAGCGTAATTGATGAAGATTGAAAATTTCATATTGAACATTCTCCGAAAGATAGAATCATTGAAAGATGGCACGATAGCATACGCCTATCTGGACGGAAATGCCCCGATGACTCATACATGGTATTTGGTGTGCCTTAATGACTACGAAATGTATATGAACGATAAAAGGCTCAAGGCTCTGATGAACGCTTGGCACAAGGCAGGAAAAGCATTGGGAATTAAAGTCATTTTTGCATATTGCAATCCGAGCGAGGAAAAGTTGAACGAGTTGGCTGAAAAAGACAACCTATTCTTGAACGTGTGAGCCGTACTGCTATTTTTGCGAAGGGAGTAACCTGTGAAGGCTATTCCCTTCTTTTTTTTGGTGCCCAAAGTTAAAAAGATAAAATAAATGACAAAAAGTTTTGTAGTTACAAAAATACTCCGTAACTTTGTAACATAAACTTAAATAAATTGGATTATGGCATTCATACCGAGCAAATATCAAAAGACCGTTTACACTTACATCAAGATAGGTAAAGGCAATGCGGTTATTGATGCAGTAGCAGGTTCAGGGAAATCTACTACCATAGTGAATGCGCTCAAACAAATACCGAGCGCAAAGAGAGTTTTGTTTTTGGCTTTCAATAAAGCTATCGTTGAAGAACTGAAAATTAAAATCGGAAATCTACCAAACGTTGATATTAAAACACTTCATAGTTTGGGAGCTTCTATTTGTATGAGGAATTTGAATTGCCAAATACAAGATGATAAGTATAAGATTTGGGTTAATAACGGTGTAAATTATAGCAATCTTGTTCCGACAGTCCCACTTCCAGATGAGCAAATGGGTACGTGGAAGCAAAATATCTTAAAACTTATAGACCTTGGCAGAGTTAATTTGGTAAAGACGAAAGAAGCGTTGGAAGATTTATCATATAAACATGATATAGACCTTCTTGATAACGAAGCCGACCTTGCCTTGAAGGGTATTCAATGGGGAGAGCGAGAAACGGCAACCATTGATTTCACGGATATGATATATTTCCCGAACGTTAAACAATTGAAGATATTCCAATATGATTGGGTATTCATAGACGAGTGCCAAGACTTAAATGCGGCTCAAAGGGAATTGTTCTTGAAATGCGTTAAGCCGAAAGGAAGATTTATTGCGGTGGGAGACCCACGCCAAGCAATATACGGATTTGCTGGAGCTGACGTTGAAAGTTTCAATCTCTTGAAGAAGATTCCGAATACAGTGAAACTTCCACTATCGGTTTGTTATCGTTGCGATGCCGACATTATAAGTTTAGCCAAAGAGATAGTGCCTCAAATAGAAGCACGTGATGGAGCACCTTCGGGAGAAGTAAACCGAGATTGTAAGATGGCAGATATTCAAGACGGTGATATGGTGCTTTGTCGTCTTTCAGCTCCTTTGGTTAAGTTGTGTATGAAATATATCGGTTCAGGCGTTAAGGCTTATGTCAAAGGAAGGGATATTGGAACCAACCTTATAAATATGATTAAAAAGACCAATCGCAAGCAGATTAAGGACGTTGAAGAACGTCTCCAGAAGGAGTTATCACGAATAGTAGGAAAAGTGGTTACAAGGCAGAAATGCACTGAGCAGGAAGCGAGAGAAAGCGATGTGTACAAGAACTACGAAGATAAGGTCAAAGCAATCGAAGTCCTTTCAGAAGGATTAACAACCGCAAAAGAGGTCATTGACCGCATTGATACAATATTCTCCGATGGAAATAAATCGGGAATATGCTTGAGCACAATCCATAAATCGAAAGGATTGGAAGCCGACCGAGTATTCATCATATGTGAAGATAAGTTATATTTCAAGCCTTGTATGAATGTTCCTTGGATGGCTGAGCAGGAAAAGAATTTGGTGTATGTAGCTTATACGAGGGCAAAACATTTTCTTGGATTCGTTAAGGATTTTGTAGCATAAAAGTTAAAATTTGGTAAAAATCGAAAAAAGTTGGCAATTTATTTTGCGGTTTGAAAAATAGTCCGTACCTTTGTATCATAATCGAAAAACAAATTGTAAATTAAATCGTAAATTTTTGGAATATGGAAGCAACAAATTTAGACAAGATTAAGACGAAACTTCAAAAGTTAATGCGTTTGTACGAAGGTGCAAAGAAAATCAACTCCGAAGGTGAAGCAAATGCTGCGGCTGCCGCAATTCAACGGCTGCTCACCCAGTACAATCTTACTATGGGTGATGTATCGCAGGAAGAACAAGACCGAGACGTGGTCAAAGAAAATATCATGTCTTGCTATCGTTTCAAATCAATCGGTGGTGATTGGGAGTTCCGTTTGATGTTCGTAGTTTGTAAGTGGAATTTCTGTAAGGTGTTCCGCTACGGCAAGACGAAAGACAAAAATATGATTTTCTTCGGTAAAAGAGGAAACATGGAAACCGTTAAGTGGTTGTACAATATGCTTTGTGAACGTTTTGTTTCTTTCGGGAAAGCGAGATACAAAGAGTATCAAGAGACTGAAGATTACTTGGTGAAGCCTATCGGACTTGACACCTACCTTCGGAGATACCTTGAAGGATGCGCAAAAGGACTTGACGCAAAATTCCAAGAGGAAGCCGACCGTGAGAAAATCCAAAACGAAGATAAAGACTATTCAGCCAAAGTAACAGCGTTGGTAGTTCGGAACGGAGCAGAGATTGATAAGTATGTAGGCGAAAAGTTTGGCGGTTATCAGAAGGGCAGAGCGATGCCGAGTGCTAAAAGAGATTCATGTTTCGCATACGGATTCAAAGATGGTAAGAATACTCAAATCAACAAACAAGTTGGAGAGTCAACCAGAGAACAAGCAAGTAAAGTTAAGTTGCTCAAATAATCCAAATATTTAAGTTGAGAATCGTGGGGCAGTTCCTTCGGGGATTAGTCCCACGGTTTATTTAAGAAAAGATTAAAAGACATGAATATACTTTTTGACGGGAATTACTTATTCCACAAAACGTTCTCCGTGTTCTCAACCTACTACAAAGGTCAAGATATGGGAGAAGTTCTTCAAGACAAGGAGAAGCAGCAGGTGCTATTGAGAAAGTGCATAATTGATATGTGCTTTGCTTTATCGAAGTTCCGAGATATAAAGCGAGTTGCGTTTGTAATAGATTCATCAAGCTGGCGTTACAGCATATACGATGATTACAAGTACGCATTGACGAGAGTGAGAGACCCATTTTACAAGCATTTTCTGACGTGTTTAGATATGTTTGAGGCTCTTTTACGAAAGAAAGGAATAATCGTCAGTAGAGTCATGGGAGCAGAAGGAGATGACCTGCTATATGTATGGTCAATTTACTTCGGATATATTCTTGACGAGCCGTTGGTGATTGTAACGGGTGATTCTGATATTCGTCAAATAATGAATAAGAATGTAGCGTTGTTCAATAACAATTCAAAGAATCTGAGGATGTATTGCATTCCAGACCGAGAAGTGTTTTGGAACGAATACATGGAAACCGATGTTCAAGTTGTAGCTACAAAGCCGTTTGAAGTTCTTCTGTATAAAGTAATAATGGGCGATACTTCGGACAATATACCGAAGCTCAAAAAGGGATTCGGGGATAAAGCATTTGAGAAATTCATAGCAAGCATATCTCCATACCGAGAGCCGAAAGACGTTGATTTGGTTAGTATGGCTCAATGGATTGCTGGACGTTTCTCTGAGTTCGCTGGAATGAAATATGAGGAAGTATTGGGACAAGTCTTATTTAATCTAAAAATGACTTGGTTGAATTTGTCTGTTTATAACGAAACCGACTACTACACCCAGAATGGCAAGAGCCTTCTTGAGAACATGCTTGACGATGTGAACGCCAACAAGAACAATTACAAGTATAATAAGGCATACACATTAGAAGATTTTTATGGTTCGTTAATTAAATAAAGAGACAATGAAAAAGAAAACAATTATTTGTATTGCGGTTATTGTAGCCGTAGTTATCGGAGTTCTGGTGTATATGCACTACACTCCTGTTTGGGTGTCTATCTCAAACGTAATTTTCGGAGCTGTCGGCATTGTTGTAGGCTGGATTGCTCATGTGTTGTACAACAAATATATCAAAGAATAAAATTATGGGAAACGAAATTCATGATGCAATTCACGGAGCAAGAGCCGAAAGACTGAATTTGCTTTACAAAAGTTTCGGGAGCGAAAAACCGAACGATGACACAATTCAGAAGGGAGAAGAAAATGAGAATCCCTTTGAAAAGGCAGCTCAAGAAGCGGATTTGGAAAAGTCCGATGTGATGGACGCTATTCAATATGGCGGTGATATTAAGGTAGCAAAGACGGGAAAGGAAATCAAGAAACAGGTAACTGATATTTTGATTCCCGAATTAAACGCTCAACTTGCTACCAAAAAGAAAGAAGCAAACGAGTGTTTGAAATCTTGCGGGCAAGCTCCTACGAAAGATGTAAACCCGTGGTGGACTGACGACCTACGTGTTGAAGTTCCTTACAAGGTGTACGATTGGGAAGAAATGAGCGTTAAGTCAACCGATGACCGTGTTGTTGATACTCTTTCCGCTGAACATTCAGCCGATATGGAGAAGAAATACAACTACGCAAAGACGGCAGATGAAGCTGCTGCGAGACGGGAATACAATGACTGCGTTCGTGCGGTATGCAATATTGTGGTAGATTTGGAAGCGTGTCGAATTTGCCAAAGTCTCAAGGATGCGACCGAGTATGAATTGACTCCGAAGCAATTCGCAACATTCCGATTTTAACAGAAAGGACGGTGTTTTGAAGACAAGGAAAGCTCTGGGCTGTGAAGTTCGGAGCTTCTTTATTTTCCAGAGTTAATAAGGGAAAAAGTTCATAATTATGCCATCACAAAATACAGACCCAAAAGTTTGGAAATATTTCAAGACAGGAGACATTGTGAGAGATTCCGATGATAGTGTCTGGGGAAAGACCAAATTTGAAATAACGGGTTTTCACGGGAATTGGTATTGTCCTATGTTATCTACAAATATATGCGGCAAGTTCTATCCCAGCGGAAATCCTCAAAGATGTAACTTGGGTGTTCGAGAAGCAAAGTTAATATCAGCACCACGCAGACCGTTCCGAAATATGCCGAAGAAAGTTTTGATAAAACTAATGGGCAAAGGAAACGTTGAAGCCAAGCGAGAGTTCATGATGAGATTAAATACAAAAAGTTTATAAATATGTTTGAGAATGCAGCATGGTACGACAAGTTACCTGACGAAAACTTGGAAGTGTACGAGCCTCATTTGAGATTGTTCTTTGAGACTATGTACGAAAGACAAATGATTTGGAAACGTAGATTCATTGAGAAGAAAGAAAGACCTTGGACAGATAACAAGATATTTCAAGAATCGAAGTTTACCAACGTATATCGGGAATTGGACAGAAATAGTCAATGGCAAATCAAAAACATTCTCCTTGACGATTCTTTGACTTTGAAGAATCTTATTTGGAAGATGATGGTTTTCCGTTTCTTCAACAATCCTGAAACGTTCATGTTCGAGCCGAAAGGAAAGACCTTACAACCGAGCTTATTTGGAGCACCTATCAAGTCAGGACTTAAACAAGCTCAATCGAAAGACGAATTGATTGCGGCAACGAAGTGGAGAAACGGCATTCCAGATTATGACGAATATGATGAGGACGAGTTCAGCCGATTTATTGCGGGCGTTCGCAGTTCGGGTCAGAATCCTTACACGACCGCTTACTTGATAAACTCTCAAGCTACACCTGGTCAGCCGAGAGACTATTGTTATACAAGGGTGGTTATTCCTACGTTACATAAGAACATGGATAAGCTCATTGCTAAGGTGATGACAGCGAAGAAGCCAGAAGATATTATTGAGTACTTGAAAACGTTCCCTGCGGTGGCGGATTTTATTGCTCACGAGTTCTATCAGGACTTCACATACATACCGAGATACACCAACCGTAAATTCATGAAATTTGACCAAAACGACTTTACAAACGTTGGGCCAGGTGCGTCAATTGGTATTCGTCTTATCTATCCGAGTTTGAAAACCGTTCGTGAGCAAAAGAAAGCTATCTATTGGTTGAAAGACGAAGCTGATAAATGGCTTGAAAAGATAGGGAAGGAAAAGGGTGAGATGTTTCCTTATCTTGGTTGGGATTCGGCTGATGGAGAATATTTCATATATGACTTGAAGAAGCAAAAGGAATATTCAAAGGATTCTGATGCCCGTATGTATAGTGGCATAACTCTTCACCAAATTGAGATGTGGTTATGTGAGTTCCAGAAATATTGGAAGATGATTATTGGGGAAGGAAAACAGCGTTCCAAATTCGTTCCGAGAAGTAAAACCATTATAAAGAAATAAAAGCCTTATGTATGCGAAGAAGCTAACAACGATGAAAGAGCCGTTGGATATTGATTTACAACTTGCCGCAGCTGAAATTGATACTTCCGTACCGAGAATGAAATATCTGTCGAATACAGTCATGGAAACTGCCTTCGATATAGAAGCGTTCAAACTACTTTGGGAAGACATACGCACCAACGCTCCTGAAATTACGAGCCTTGACGGAAATACCGTTTTGGTAGAGTATCTTGAAGAAGCCATAATCATTCACGAGAGCTTGGAGAACAAATACATTATATTCGATTCCTCAATTACTCATAAGGTTGAGGAAGCACTTAACAGTTATAAGGAAGTAAATTGATTTTACAAACTTTTTAATACGTTAAGAAATGAGAGATTATGTATTTGTAAACAAAGACACCAAAGCAAAGGCGACCTTGCGTACAGACATAATTGATGGTAACGAAAGATTTACTATCATGTGGCTGGAAGGTGTACAAGGAACGGAATTTGAGAAGATTATGCCGTTCAAACCTGGCACTGTTATTACCAAGAAAGAAATGGAAGAGTGGTTTGAAACTTTCCAAGGCATTCTTGACGGGTACATCTACGGTGGTGAACAAGTAGTTCTTATGGGAGCTGAAACGTTTGACCTGACCATTACTCCGACTATCACGGGAGCGACTTCATGCCAACTCACGCTTTCGGGAACGAAGGAAGGAGCAGAGCCGATTCAGGACACTGTTACCGTTAATACGGGTGAGGCAAAAGTTCTCAAAATCATTGATGGTTGGGAATACAAAATCACCCTTCCTACGGGAACAATTACAAGTGGAGACCCAGGCACTTGGACAGCCGATGCCGACAAAGCGGTTGCGTTGGCTATTACTATTGAGCCGTGATAACAATAATTTCTGCTCAGTAAGAAGAAGGAGACAAAAATCAAAATTGTCTCCTTTCTTTTTGTTCACATGTTTAACAGTTATAGATACTCAAAAGAAAATATAAATCGTATAACAGATATGGCGGAATTATGGCAACAATTGGACGCTATTGATTTAGCAAACGCCAAGTTACGGGTTAAGAAAATGAGGACGATTGAAAAGGCAATTCGCTCCGATTCTCCTGATGATATACTACGAGCACAGAGAGCTTTGAGTAACATTCAAGCAAGAGATGAACAGACAATTGGCCCAAAGGCGTATTTCATTGACCCACTTGAATTCAATTCAAACTTGGGTTACAAAGACAAGTCATTTTCTTTGACGTACACTACGTTGAAGCGAATGTCTAAAACTCCCATTATCAATTCCATCATAAAGACAAGGAAGAATCAAGTAGCAGACTTCGCAGAGCCTCAAGAGAATAAATATCAAACGGGGTTTGTTATCCGAAAGAAGCCGAAAGGTGGAACTGAGCAGAAGATGGATAACAAAGACAAGAAGATTGCTTTTGCTATTACTGATTTTCTTTTGAAGGGCGGTAACGTGGGAGAATGGGAACATGATGACTTCGATACCTTCATCAGAAAGATTGTAGAGGATTCCTTGACTTATGACCAAATGACCTTTGAGATTATGCGCAATCGAAGGGGGCAAGTAGAATCGTTCATTGCAACTGATGCGGCAACATTCCGCATGGCCAACTCCTATTTTGCAAAAGACTATGACACTGCGTATTTCAAAAAAGACAAAGGACTTTGGGGAATAGATAAGGAAGATTATGGGCCAAAAATCAAGGGTTACTATCCTGCTTATGTTCAGGTTTACCAAAACATAAAGGTTGGAGAATTTTATCCATGGGAGCTTTGTTTTGGAGTTCGCAATCCTTCTACTTCTATTTTTGCGAATGGTTATGGATGTTCCGAGCTTGAAGAACTTATCAATGTAGTAACATCTATGCTTTGGGGAGACGAATACAACCGAAGATTCTTCAGTCAGGGTTCAGCTCCGAAGGGAATGTTGAGAGTGAAAGGAACGGTAAACGAAGCAGCACTACAACAGTTCAAACAGCAATGGCAGTCTATGATTACGGGAGTTATGCAAGCATGGAAAACTCCTGTGGTAAATCAAGACGTTGAATGGATTGACCTTCAAAAGAACAACCGTGATATGGAATACACGGCTTGGATGGAATATCTCATTAAGATTGCTTGTGCTATATATAATATTGACCCTGTTGAGATAGGTTGGGACATCAGCCGTTCTTCGGGCGGTGGCGGACTTTTTGAAGGAAGTCAAGAACAAAGGCTTCAACACTCCAAAGACAAAGGTTTATATCCATTACTAAAATTCCTTCAAAGGAAAATCAATAAGTACATCATTGAGCAAATTCATCCAGACTTTGAGCTTGTATTTATGGGCTTGAATGGTATGACTATTGAGCAAGAACTTGAAATGGATATCAAGAAAGTTCAGCATTTTGCTACTATAAACGAAATACGGGAGAAATACGAAATGAAGCCTTTGGATGATGGAGACATTATTGAAAGCACCGTATATATGCAAGCACGTAATGCAGCAGCTGGTTTGGGCGGTATGCCAGGTCAAGGGAATCCGAATCAACCTCAATCGGGCGTTCCTACTCCTGACGGAGAGGAAGAACAAGCAGAGGAACAGAATCCATTTGATTTATATGCCGAAGGAGACGAGGAAGAAACCGAAGATGGAGACGACACTGAAAAGGCAGAAAATTCGTTTGTAAAGGCTTTCGATAGTTTCATGGAAAAAGAATTAAACAAATAAATAGTTATGGCAGGCAGCAAAAATTTAGGACAAGTGGCGGGTATCTACGTTGGTACCACGCCACCTGAAAATATCAAAATGATATGGTGGGATAGCACTTCCAGCCAACAGTGTCATAAAGTATATGATTACAATCTAAAACAATGGGTAATACTTAATCAAGGTATTCTTTCAACCATTACTTATACGGAGCTGCGAAATATAGCTTTGACGGTTGGGTTATCTCTTGGTAAGTTCTATGTTGTTACGGATAAAGGAAATGTGCTTGCTCTATCCATTACCAGAACGAAAGTACAATATGTGGATATTTCTGGAAACCTTTTGGTTGACGATTTGGGTTCAAATATCCAATATTATGTATCTTCAAACAATCTTACCATAGATGGTGAGACGGGAGTGTTCAACCAAGAAAGCACGAAGCTGAATTTCAATTTCGTTGAAGCCGTTCCGAACGTAGATACAGCGTACATCTACGGTAAAGATAGAACTTCATCAAGTTCTTCGGTCATGCGTTTGATTAAGTTCAAGTTGAGTTCCCTTATTTCAACAGTAACGGGAAATGCTTTGACTTGGAACTCTGGATTGTATTTCAATTTCAATCAAACTCTTTTGGACTTGGGAGACAAGAAGGGCGGTGTTGTTCTTTTCGACACTTATACAAAGGAACAAGAAGTACAAGACCAATCTATTGAGAACATAGCGAACAATTACAATGCTCTTGTTTCGCAAGTGAATGCTCTTGTAACGTCAGCGACTTCGGACGTTAATATAATGAACAAAAAGATAACGGCATTACAGACGGGTGGAGAGCCTATTGATGCCGCAGCAGGTGATACTCTGTACACCGTCTTATCGAAGTTTCAGAGATACATAAACAAGTTCAAATACGCCACTGGAATCAGCATTAGCAAGAACTTCAAGGAAGCTACCGACCCAGAGTACATAAATAATAATGACACTGTGGAATCGGCATTCTCAAAGGTTCAATATTGGTTGAAGAATATTTATAGCACTTTGTCGCTATCGAAGGACTTCAAACCAGCAACTGACCCGTCATATGGTACTCCGATTCCTGAATGTGCTCCGCTTGACCCAATTGAAACTGCTATATCAAAACTTCAAGGAGTTCTGAATGATATTGGGACGATTACGGATGGCAATATAAAATCCAAACAACAAGCTGTCAATTCAAGTGGTCAAAATCGGGGAAACCGAATGGAGATAAATTTGAATCAAGGCTCTATTGCTATAAAAGCAGACCAATATGGCGGTGGAAGTACGGCTGCTGATGTTACCATAGACACTTCTGGATTTAGTGCTTACAGTCAAGCAGCTGGGAAATCTGCTCAATTAAATATGAGCGGATTATATACCAACGGTGGCGGTCAAACAAACGGTTATCCGTACAACGGACACGCTTCAGCTAATATATTTATGACAGGAAATTACGGTTCAGAATATCCTACATTGGGAGATTGGATTGCTGGATTGTATGCTTGGTCAAATAATAACTCTACATCAGCATATCCTTATGCAGATTACGGAGCTTATATTGAAAAGTTATGTGCAGCAGGACTGATTCTTGCTTGTCGTAGGTTAAGTGATTCTGATTCTGGATTGACTCTTGGTAATTTTAATTGCTATATTTCTTGTTATAACCAAAATGAGAATATAACAATTAATCTTCCACCGAAACCGCAAACAGGACAGTGTTTATGGATTAGACAGGTTAATCCGAACGGTTGTGTAATAAATGGTAATGGAAAAAACATTGTAAGAAATGCAAATGAATCGGGCGGTGCATCAAGTGTTACAGTATCGGAAAGAGGTGCTTTGTATTTCCTTTGTTTTGATGGGCAATTTTGGATGATGAATAAGCAAAATAATTAATATTATGGAACAGAAAGTAAAAATTTTGAGCAAGTATTCGATTGATGCAATTGATTACGATTTTGAGAAAAAGAAAGCCGAAGCGAGAATGAAAGACCGCATTGAGGCTTTGGGCGTTGACCTTGCCGAAGTTAAGAAGATAAATGCCAAGAAAAAGAAAACCGAAGAAGATGAATTGATTCTTGCTTCGGTTGTGGAAATTGAGAAGGAATATTCAACCCGCATGGATGAAATAAGCCAATACAAAGAGTTGATTGTTCCACCCGTTCCCGAAACTACTGACCTTGACCAAGCTGTTCCGTATTACGAAGAAAAGGACGGCAAAGTTGAGATGCTTTGGGAAGTTACTTTGAATGAACCTACCAGAGTTGCTGAAAAAATAGATTCTTTGAAGAAGTCTCTTTCAGATGGTGATTATAAAATCACAAAGTGCTATGAGGCAAGTCTCTTGAAAAAAGAACTGCCTTATGATTTGGAAACTCTTTCGGAAGAAAGGAACAAAATGCGTGAAGAAATTAACCGTTTGGAAGCATTACTGCCGAGTGATGTGAAGACTGTCAAACTTTAATAAGACAATCTCATGTGCAAGATAGTTTATTTAACGTCCAGACGTTTCGATGAGCCTTCAAACAAATTCAAGAAGGCTCTTGCGGACGAATTAAGAAAGCGAAATGTTGAAGTTGTGGTAGATAGTTCGTATGACTTCTTTAATTACTTTCGCAAGCATAAAACGTATGGAATAGCACTTGCGTTCGACTTTTACCGAGACGGGAAAGAAGGATGCGGACTGACGTTGAATAAAAATTGTTCTGCCATTGGGAGAGACTTTGCCTACAATCTGTCGAATGAATATGATATAACAACTCCGAGAATACATTGGCGAGATTTTAAGTATGTCAATTCAGACGACAGAGAGTGGTACAAGTTTTTCAATAAAGTCAGCTCAACAACAAAGGCAATATTTTATCTATGCACTTATACCAATGAAAGCGATTGGAACGCTTTTTCCGTGGCATTTGAAAATATCATAAAATTATTTGCTGATGAGATAGTTCGTTGTTTACGCTCTGAATATGATACAGAGGACTATCGCAAGAGGGTGAAAAGAGCAAAATTACGAACCAATAAAGTAAATAAATAACGCCATGGAGTGGTCATCAATAATTTCGCTAATATTCGGTGCGGGCGGTATCGGGTATGCTATAATAGCGAGAATCTTGGACAGGCGAAAGTATGAGCAAGAAGTTCGCAATGCACAAGCAGAAGCTGACTTGAAAGGAGACGATTTTTGGAAGAAGCGTTATGATGTTCTCCAATGCGAGGTTCAAAGCAAGGATGTCTGGTGGAAGGAACGTTATGATACATTATACAAAGAATTTCAACAAGAGAGGCAATTGAATAATGAAATAGTTAAATCCTTCCGTACAGAGTTAAATGAAATGAGAAGCGATTACGAGAAGCAACGAGAGCTTGACAAACAAAAATATGAAAAGCTATTGGAGCAATATCGTAAATTCGAGGAAGAAAGTCAACAACAGGAAAACGAATATAAACAACGTATTTCTCAGCTTGAGAATTTGGTTGCGAAGTATGAAAAAAGATTGATGTAATGAACAAGAGTATAACCATATCAGTAGGCGGTATCATAGCAATAGCCATTGCTGTATTTATCGGTTATCTTTGGGGGCAATCAAACGTGACCATTCCAGAGGCAGAGATAAAAGAAGTTGTAAAATGGGAGAAAGAGCCGTATGCGGTTCATGATACTATTTATGAGCCAAAACCATATCGGGTTGAAGTTCCCGTTGACCGACCTGTTTTTATTCCGACCGATACTGCAGCACTGTTTGCGGTTTGGTGTGATTATTACTTGAAAAGAGATTACAAATTGGACTTCTCTAATGATACGCTGGGAACGTTCATAGTAAATGCGTCTATCCAAGAAAATAAGCTGCTTTCTGCCACTTCTACGGTTCAACCTGTAAGGAAGATTGTAGAAAGGGAGAAAACTGTTTATAAAGTGCCCGCAATGCAACCTTGGGTTATGATAGGAACGTCACCAACGTTGAATACTCAAAAGATTCAATTTGGTTTGGATATAAAGAACAAGTACATCTTCGGAGCTTCGGGAATACGTTTGGATGATAAATATGGTTATACATTAGATTTTGGAATTAAGTTTTAACAAATAGAGCGATTATGAACAACAAGAAGGAAGTTGTAAAGAATAATCATTTCATTCCTTCTCCGTTTCCAGCTGTTACCGCTTATGAGAATGAATTTGTAAAAGTGTGGAACAATAATACGGCTGAGGCAGTTGCAGAGGTTTTGAAATATATGGCCAAAGCTACTGCCTTCGCTATTAAAGAAACGAAGGAGACAAAGAAATGATATTCAATCAGGCACAGATTCAAGATATGCTATCAATACTCAAAAGGTATGAGTTGTTGTTTATAGCAGGACAGTTGGGATTGGATTTTCTCTCTCAATCGGATAAGGATATTTTGATTGCCGCAGGGGTGGACTTGGATAAGTTCAAAAACCAAAAAGGAATAATTGAACATGCCTTTCTTTTCGGAATCCTTGCTGAAGCTATCGGAGACAAGAGAGCTCAAAATATGACTTATGCTCAATTCAAGAAGTTTCTTGCTTCGGGAAATTTCATACCATTGACCGAAGAAGAAGAATTTGCCTTGCAAACTTTGAAGAATCGAGCATACACCGATATTACGAGTTTGGGAAGTAGAATGAGAACGGGGTTGAGCAATAACATTCTACGAAACAATCAACAGCAATCGGTTTTAGTACAACGGATGATTAAGCAAAAGGCAATTAAAGCAGCCGAGCTACGAGTTGGAGCGAGAGGACTTGCGGCAGACCTTGCTGAAACGTCAAAGGATTGGGAAGTTGATTGGTTGAGAATTGCGTACTATCTTACTCACGAAGCGTTCAATTCAGGACGTGCTCAAAGTATATTAAAGAATTACGGAGCTGATGCTGAGGTTTACTTCGATGTGTACGAGGGTGCTTGTAAGCATTGTCGTGAACTTCTTTTAACCGACCCAGAGGACGTAAACAGTGAGCCGATTGTATTTAAGCTCAAGGACATTATAGCAAACGGCAATAATATCGGGAGAAAGGTTGCTGAATGGAAAGCTACCATATCACCTATCCACCCATATTGTCGTTGTACTATTAATCATAAAAAGAAGGGTTTTGCTTGGAATCCTGACCTGCGTGCTTTCACAACTCCGATAAAGAAAGTATCTAAAAATCCAAAGTTAAAGAATGTAAAGTTAAACATAAAAGTTTCAAAGTAGTATTATGGCTAAAAAGAAAATTGTACAACAGCCACCGTTCACGGTTTTAATAGAGCCGACCGAAGGCTGTAATTTGGGGTGTTCATTTTGTGGGTTAAGAGGTATGCGTAAAAAAGGAACGAAGCCTTGGAATCATATGAGCACTAAAACTGCAAAGCGTATTGCGACCGAGATAGCGAAAGCAGGTTGGAATAGCAAAATTGTATTCGCTCAACATGGAGAGCCAACGTTGAATCCGAAAATCTTTGAGATTGTAAGGATATTCCGAGAAGCGTTGCCAAGTAGTATTTTCCATATGTACACAAATGGTTATGCGGCAAACAGAGCCGAAGACACCGAAGCGTATGTGAGCGAGTTGTTTGCGTCTGGAATTAATAATCTTATCGTGGATTGCTATACAGACGAAGGAGATTGGAACTTCATCAATAAGTTGGAGAAGGAAAGTTGGAATATTGAATTTTACACAAAGGGAGTTCCGTTGTACACTAACAATCGCAAACCAAGAATCCTTTTACTTCCACCGATTAAGACCGACCATAAAATAACAAGGAAACTTGCTAACCATTGCGGAGCTGCCGCACCTTTGGATAAGTCTTATAACAATAAGCGTTGCGCCATGCCGTTCCGTGAGTTAGCTTTCCGATACGATGGCAACGTTTCTTTATGTTGCGATGACTTTCGTGGGGAATATCCGATTGCTAATATCAATGATATGGGAATCGTTGAACTTTGGAATCACGAACGTTTTCAAGCAGCAAGGATTATGTTGTATAATTACAGCCGTCATTTTAGACCATGCAGCGGTTGTACTAACATTAGTATGCGTGTAGGATTCTTGCCTGACAGTTCGGGTCAAGAGAGCCTTCCAGAAATTACTCCAGAAATCAAGAAGTTAGCACAAAGTGTGCACAAAGATGGCTTCTTGTCTCCTATAATCATAAAAAGGAAATGGGAAAAATAAAACAAAAATATCTCATAATAGCTCCGCATTCCGATGACGCTCTTTTTTGTTGTTCTCACGTTTTGTTCTTCCCTGAATATGAAGTTCAGGTTTTGACCGTAGAGAATGACGAGAAACGAGTTTCAGAAGATGCGAAGTTATTTGAGTTCTTAAACATTACCTTTCATCATTTGGAGCTTGATTTTAAGGATGAAAGTTATTACGGATATAATAAGGCATACCCGAAGGGAATAACATTGGAGCATGCTTACAAATATCTGAATGAATACTTCGGGCGTGAGACTTTGAGCGAGATAGAAGACACGTTGATTGAATGGGTAAGAAAGTTTTTGAAGAAAAACAAGGGGTATAAAATTCTTGCACCTTGGGGAGTTGGACACCCTTTTCACTTCTTTGTCCGAGAAACATTGCAATCGGGATTCTCCGATATGGACTATTATCGGGAATTTCCTCATTCATACAAGAGACGTTCTCAAGCACAAGTTGAAGAACAAAGGAAAGATTGGTATTTGGAACGTTCAGTACCAGTGGAAGAGTTTGCTGATATTAAGTGGAAATTAGCATCCAAGTTCTATCGTTCTCAATCGGGTTTACTCTTTTACGAACAGGGTTATATAAAGAAAAACCTACCTGAAGAAATATGGCGAAGATATGATTCAGACTTACCATTTTAAGGATTATGAGAATACTTATAGCAGATTTTGAGATTGCTAAATACGGTGGAATCGTAGAGCATGTAACAGCGAAGGTCAAGGCATTAAAAGCTCTTGGCCACGTTGTCGATATAGCTCAATTGTCCGCTGCCGCAACAACTCAAAAAACTTATGATAACAAAGTGAAGAAATTTGAGAATGGTACTTTCAGCGAAGGCTTGAAGGTTAATTCTCAAAATGGCGGTTATGAATACGATGAAGCAACTGGATATTGGAAGAACAATTATTATGGATTCTTTCTTCCACCCAGTAACCGTATCGGAGTATTTGAAAAGAACGCTTTGGAAAGATGGCATAATCTTGTTGAGAAGTTCGATTTGATTATGTGGAACTTTATGCCTACGAAGTCAAGTGCTTGGGGAAAGGGTGATTTTTCTTTTTGGTGGAAGTTCTATGACCTTCCTACCGATAAGATAAAGCAAATATTCATTGCTCACGATGCGTACTTTGATGTACGTGCTTCAAACGTTACTGCCCTACGGGAGAAGATATTGTTTATAGAGTGTGCTCATATTGCTGCATATCGTTGTTGCGAGCATCTGGGAATACCAAGAACGTTATTGTTGAATCCGAGATACCTTGAAGAAGGAGCGAGAATGCCAATCAAGATGATGCAGAAGCGTGAAATTGACTTCTTTGCCGCTCATATATTCAAGTCTATGAAGCACGTTGACGACCTTATCAGAGCCGTACCGCATTTCAATCAAAAATCGGAATACTCCGTACAGATAGCAGGTTCAGGAATAGAACAAGCCTATATGGTAGCTCCTACGAAATGTAAAGAGCCATACAAGGTAAGCAGAAAGCGTGACCCAGATATTGATTCAGAATATCTTGGACAAAAGATTTGGGATGTAGCGGAACAATATGGCATGGAATATCTTGGTCAGATAAGTTCCGAAGAAGTAAACCGAAAGTTGAGGAACGCTAAATTTGCGATTGACCCAAGTTGGGCTGCTCATTATTCTCAATATTGTCGTACTCATATAAACGGCTTTATTATCGAAGCTATGTTGAATGGGTGTTATCCTGTTTTGCGTGATTATAGAGGACTGATGAAGGGCGTGGACGAGGATTTATATGACCCGTTGTTTGAAAACATCAACGCAATCATTATTCCATGGAACGCTACACCGAAGGAATTTGCGAAGGCTTTGAAGAAAGCCGAGAGAATGAGCCCAGCCAAATATTTGAAAGATACCAGAGAGAATTTTGCTTTGGTTCACGAGTTATTCAACGCAAAGAATAACATGAAAGAAGTCATTCGACTTGTTAAGGGTGGAAAGAAACTTGTAAACAAAGAGCTTGAAAAAGGTAAGGATTCACCAACGGTTAAGAAAATTACAAAAGAGATAATGGAAGATTTTTACCATATTGATTTACCGATTGAGTGGGAGACTGATTAAGCCCAGTTATTATCTAACCATATGTAACGATAAATCATAAATGTTTAATAATCGTAAAATATGGACGAAATTAAAAAAGCACGCCAAGTAGGCGACCAACACCCATCAAAGCCTTGGGTGTGGACGGAGTACAAGCCTGGCAAGTTTGATTGGAGACCTATGAAGGGAAAGAAGGCAACAACGGCTTCTTCTGACGATGATTCGGGAGATGACGACAATGCTGGAGCAACCAAGAAAACTCCGTCAAAGCCTTCTGCCGCACAAGTAGCAGGAGCGAAGGCGAAAGCTGGCAAACCCATGAACTCTCAGCAACTGTTAGTTTGGGCTCAAAAGACTTCTGATGATAACCTTCTCAAAGTAGCTAACAGCAAGAACGGAAACGCTCAAATGCGAAAGATAGCGTATGACGCTTTAGAAGCAAGAGGGTTTGATATGTCGCAAGTTGATACTTCGGGAACGCTTGCCCAACTTATGAAGATGACAGGCAAAGGAAGTCCGAAAGCTCCGACAACGGGAGATGATGACGATGAGGTTGATGTAGCCGATACAAACGAAGAAGCCGAAGTTGATATTGATGACGATTCCGATGGAGATTCAGACGGCATCAAAATTACGGAAAAGTGGTATCTTGACAAAAATGACGACCGTGTCAAAAAGATGTTCAATCTGAAAACAAAAGAAGGACGTATCAAATACGACCAGTTTGTTTATCGGATGAAGAAAAAAGAGAAGGATTACAAAGACCCAGTTGAAGTAGTTCAGGACTTGAACGAACAATATTTGGAGTTCCTTGATAACGATGAACAACGGTTCATGATTTCAGCAGGTGGAGCTGGTATTGGTAAATCATACGGCTTCAATAAAATGGCTGAACTCCTCAATATGAAACCGTTTGAGGAAGGAGACTCACCAGGGGATGGAGATTACGACATCTTTGAAGCTCCTGACGTTAATTCGGGCAAACAGCTTTTGAATATTCTCAAAGCCCATAACGGTAAAATCATTGTATTTGATGATAACGATAAAGTGTTGAAGAGAGCCGACTGCGCAAGTGTTATGAAGAAGGCTACTGCTACAACAGGCAGACGTATCGTTGGCGACCCAGATGATATCAAACAGAACTTTGAATTCACTGGACGTATCATTATCATGACCAACAAAGACCTTTCGCAGTTATCCGAGAACGAAGACACGAAAGCGATTATCAGCCGTGCAATGATGGTATCGGAAATCTATATGACCGTACCAGAAACAATACAAGTAATGGAGAGCCGTTATCAGGATTATGAATTCAAACAAGCTCCGAGACTTGACGATGAAGGAGAAGATAAGAAGGAGCGTGATGAAATTTTGAGTCTTATCAAAAAGAATCAGAAGAACATTGACCCTGCTCAATTCACAACCCGTACTTTCCAAGAGATTTTGGTGAACAAAAGAAAAGTGGACAACGCAAATGAAAAGCGTTCCAATCCAGCGTTTGCTGCTCTTATCGGTACAAAGAATAAGGATTGGAAAGAAGTGGCATTGGGAGTTCTCACGAAAGCTGCTGTGAACGATATTGAAAGAAGCTCCGAAGATACTTTTGAAAAAGGAGAGGATGATGAGTTGGAGAAGGCTGAGGATATTATTTTGGGAGATGAATTTGAAAAGGGGGATTCTGCCGATGACGGAGTTGATTACACCGTAGATGATGACGATGAAGAAGACATGGATGAAGTAACAAAGGCTGAATTGCTTCTTCTTGGTGATGATTACGGAGTTTTTGAAAAAGCTGAATTTTCCGAGAAGCAACGTAAAAGTTTGGCGAAGAAAAAAGAAGCTATGCCCGATGGTTCATTCCCAATTCGTAATACTTCGGATTTGAAGAACGCAATTCAGGCGGTTGGAAGAGCGAAAGACCCAGCAAAAGCGAAAGCATGGATTAAGAAACGTGCGAAAGCTCTTGGAAAGGAAGATTTGCTGCCCGACACTTGGAAAGCGAACACAAATGACTTCTTTGGTGAAGATATGGACTTGCAAAAAGCTCAAAGCATTCTTGGAATTGGAAGCGGAATAATGGGATAAAATATGGAAGATATAAGAAAGGCATTGGAAACAATAGCTCTTCAAAATGCGAAGGGCAAAGTGTCTGATGACCTTCTTATAAAGGCTTGCGATGCTTACAAGATTAAGTCCGAGACGTTTGACGATTCTTATGACTATCATGTATGCGTCGCAAAGTCTTTATATGACCACATAAATGGTATAGAGCCGAACGATGAAATCAATAAGGCTATCGTGCCAGGTCAAACGAAGGTTGTCGATGGAGTGGTGTATATTTACACTGCCACTCCGAATGCAAAGACACAATATGATTGGCGTGTTCTAAAACCAAAGACCGCATCAAAAGTGGGGCGTCAGGTAGATGCGGCAAAAGCCGATTCAAAACAGAAGTACGTCAATGAATTATTCCCCAATGATTTAAGCACGTTAAAGGTGATTAAAAAGTTAGGTGGAAGTACGGGAGCGCAACTTGTTGAAGATAGCAGAGGCAATCAGTACGTGATGAAGAAGGGCAGTAATACGTCCAACGAGCACGTCAAGTCCGAGTATATGACCAACCAGTTGTACGACCTTCTTGGTTTACGAGTTCCCGACTTTGAATTGTACGAGGAAAACGGAGAAGCAATATTGTTGTCAAAATTCATACCGATGACCCGTATGCCGTCTGCAAAAGATTATGATGAGATGGCGAAGGGTTTTGCGGTTGATGCGTTGTTAGCTAACTGGGATATTTATCAAAACGACAATTGCTTAATTGATTCGGCTGGTAGAGTTATCCGAGTGGATAATGGCGGTGCTATGGAGTATCGTGCTCAAGGTTCAAAGAAAACTTTTGGTAAGAGTGTTACAGACTTCAACTCAATGTTGAACTACAATCCGAGTGTTCTTGGAAATCTATCGTTACAAGATAAAGTGAATCAGTTGGATGAGCTTTTGAAGAAACGTGATGATGTAATAGGATTCTTGGTTGAAAGTAATTCTAATTTAGTAGGAGTATTTGATGGGCGTTTCAAAGACCTTGAAAATATCAAGAATCAACTTGAAGCGAAAATAAACAAGAATCAACGCAAGATTACTCCGAGAAAGCTCAAGAGTGATGCGGACATGTACAGAGAGTTATCCGAAGATGAATTGGATGCTATCTGGAAAGCTCAACAAGGTAGTGATTATTATAGCAAACTCAATGCTACGAATTACACCGTTGGTTGGGAGCTTTTGAGTGCTATTTGCGAAGAACGAGGATTCACTGCCCGTCCAGAGGTTGTAGATGAAACGGAGTATTGGAATAGAGTAAAGGGTTCAAAGTATCAAATATTTCGTGGGCTATCGTCTGGAAGCGGACATGATGCGGAATATTATGCTGATGACTTCCGATATAATGACAACTGTTTCTATGGAACTATTGGTATTCACGGTTCAGGACTTTATTTCCACGTGAACGATGGTACTGGTAATAAGGACAACACAAAGACTACTTTCAAAAATTCCGATGCTTATAAGAACGCAAGGAGTTATGCAGGTAGTTCGGGAGAAATACTTGAGTGCGCTCTTGACCCCAAAGCAACTGTTGCATTAGTTCCCGACTTGAAGAAAGAGATTCTTTCAATGGTAACATTCGACAAAGCAGCAGTTGATGCGAAGCAGCTTGAGATTGATTCTCTTAACAAGACCTTATCGCAGCAGCAGGATGACCTTAACAATATAACGGATAAGACCGAGAAGGACATCAAAACAAAGATGCACTGGGATAACGATGTTCTTGTTATGCACCAATTGGAAATCGACAATACTGATTGGGGAGCTACGGACGCAGACGGCAATCCAGATTATCCGAGCTTTGAGGATTTTGTTGAAAAGAAGATGTTTGATTGGGTTAAGAAGAATGGCGGTACTGTTACAGAGAAGGGGAAAGGAAGCGATGTGTATATTTTGAAACTTCCCAATTCCAAAGAGCCTTTCATGATGAGCCGTTTCCAATACGAGAACAACGCAATCAAAAGAAAGAATGCGTTTTCAAAGCCGTACAACTATCCAGTGAAACGATTTTCCGATTGGTTGATGAAAGAGCATTACAACGTTATTAACAAAAAGGTTGAGAAGGCTATCGACCAAATTGGTTCAAAGGTTCAAGAGATACAAGCCGACATAAAACTCACCAAGACCGAGTTGAATACAAAGATTGGTGAGATGAACGACTTGAAGAAGACAAAAGACCCAAATGGGGATATTCTTTCTGGAATCTACGAATCAGTCAGAAAAGGAAGCAAAGAAGCTATTGGAACATACGCAGCTCTCAAGGGCATTGACGCCATAGTAGAGCCGCATGGAAACGGTGGGCCAAATTCCTTTATGATTGTTCTTAATCGTAGTAAAGTAATTGTTAAAAGATAAAGTTATGAACAGAGAAAGATTGGTTTCAATAGTAGGTGGACGAGCCAACCGAGTTGTTGGGCTCAAAAAACCGAGTGAGCTGATTCCGTTCAAGGGCAAGTTTCCTCTGTTAGAGCCTTACCAAAATGAAGCATTCCATAAAGCTATCGAAGAAACGGAATACATTGAAGACCTTCCAGAAGATATTCAAAAAATCGTTGAAAAGGGTAGCAGAATTGTAATCATGGAAGAAGGCTTTCAGAGATACCTGAACGAAAACGGACTTCAAAAAAGCGACTTCTTGAAGTTGTCCAATTCCGATAAATCAAATTATCTTGTAAATTGGATGAACCAAGATTGTATTGATTATTCACAATTAACCATAAAGTAAGATGGCAGATTTTGAGAAAGCATTCCAGCGTACCGAGAAGCACGAAGGAAAGAATGTATGGACGAACATTGACGGTGATTCGGGAAAGGAAACTTGGAGCGGCATAAGCCGTGCTGCCAATCCTAAATGGGCAGGTTGGGCTATCCTTGATAAAATACCGAATAAAAAGAACAACCAAGTTATAAGCACTCCAGAGTTGGAGCGTTTGAAACGAGAGTTGTACAAAAGTAATTATTGGAATCCCGTTTGGGGCGACCGTATCAAGAATCAGAAAGTTGCTGAAGATATGTATGATATGGGCGTTAATGCTGGCCCAGCAACTTCCATAAAGTTATCCGAGCGACAATTCAAAATGACCGAAACGGGAAAGATGAGTGAAGCTCTATTAAACAAATTAAATTCAGTGGTATGAAAAAGGTCATATTTTTATTGCTAATAGTCTTATGCTCCTGCGGTAGTAAGAACGTACAGACGAGTGAAGAAAGTCCGCAGATAGTGCCTGAAATCGTGTACGTTGAAGATACTACGAGAGTAATGGAGCTTGAAGCGAGAATCCGAGTTATGGAAGATTCTTTGAAATTCTATCGGGATTCAATTCCATACGATACTTATATCAATGCCCGTAGGATTGAGAAAATCAAATACTACATAAGTATAACCGAGAAAAAACCTACAAATCAAAAATTTTTCTATGGGTGGATAAGAAGAACGATGAGTGAATAATAAAGCCAAGAGACAAAAGCAGCTATAAAGAGGTCAAGAGATTAAAAACTTTTGACCTTTTTATTTTATATGGCTACAAAAAGTAAAAGCAATTTGGACAAATTCACCTTCTGGTGTCCTCTGGATATTCAGAAAGCCGTTATTGACCCAGAAACAGGTCAAGAGGTAATGAGGTTGGGGGGAATAGCTTCAACGTCAGACGAGGACAGTGATGGTGAATTTCTTGACCCGAAAGGGTTTGACATAAAACCGTTAATCAATAGTGGTATGGTAAATTGGCATCATCAAGCCAAAGGACAGCCTGCTACTATTATCGGAGAGCCTTCAAAAGCAGAGATACGCCCAGAAGGACTTTATATTGAAACTGACTTGTATCCTTCTTCTGCTATCGCACGAGATGTGTGGGATTTGGCTCAAACTCTTGAGAAAGATTCAAAGACAAGGCGGTTGGGGTATTCTATCGAAGGAAAAGTTGTAAAGCGTAAATCCAATGATAAAAAGTCTCCTGACTATAAGAAGATAGTCAAGGCAATTATTACGGGAGTAGCAATCACTCATCAACCAAAGAATCCTAAAACTTTCGCAAATATAATCAAAGGCGAGATTGATGAGGATTTTGAAGATGAAGTTGAGGAAGCATTGGACACTGAAAACGGTAAAGCTCTCAAGAAAGAATCGGTTGATAAGAAGTTAAAAAACCAAACTTTTTCAAAATCCGAAGCAATTGAGAAGCTATTCAAAGACATTCCAGGTATAGATATTGAGAAAGCAGAAAAAATTTATTTAATGACATCTAAATTTGCTAATATGAAAGGTAAAAAAAGAGTCACCGATGAAGACATCAGCAAAGCATACGAAGCTCTTGGGCTTGAGATAGAAGCTGCTGACGATATTCAGAAGGGTGATGGTTGCGCTGCTAATGGCGGTGGCACCAAAAAGCAGCCTATCAAGAAGGCTAAAAAAACGGCAGACGATGTTGGCGATGACGGAGACGAAACGGACGAAGAAGATGAGGACGATGACGACTTCGAGGAAGCCAAAAAGGCCAAAGGTAAAATGAAAAAAGCCAAGGATGACGAAGGCGATGAAACTGATGATGACGAGCCAGACGATGAGGAAGATGATGAAGACGGAAAAGTTTTCACCAAAAAATCCAAAGGTAGCAAAATGAAGAAAGGTGGAGACGGTGCAAACCGCTTTGACCGTATCGAAAAGGCTATGGCTACGAGTTACGCAAATCAGACGCAGCTCATTCGTGCTCTTGGCGTTATGGTAAAGAACTCTGTTCAGAAAACAGAGGAAGTTCTTGCGAAGAACGATGAACTTTTGGACATTGTAAAGGCGCAGGAAGAAACTATCAGCGTAATGTCCGAAAAGTTGGAAGAGTACGGTTCAGAGCCTTCGGGGTTCAAGTCTCACCGCAATGTTCAGGGCGTTGACCGTAGCTTTGCGAAAGCAGAGGATTCAGACATCACCAAAGGTGGTAAACGTGGACTTGGTAAAAATCAAATTCCTATCGGTAACAAAAAGGTTGTTGCAAACCTTCTTGACCAAGCGACCTTTGCAAAAGGTTATGACGAGGAATTTAGCAAGGCTTGTACTACCTACGAAGCAAGTGGTGCTCTGCCTGCAAACATCATAGCACGTATCAAGAACGAGCTTGGATTTGAAATTGTAAAATAAACCATTTATAAAGGAAAATTATGACACCTGAAAGATTAACAATTAACCTGTCTGACTACGGTTATGCCGCTCAGCAGGATGGGTATCATATCGGTATGGGTAGTTCCGAAAACGTTGACCAGCTCAACAAAGCTCTTGCTGCGGAACAGATAACTGGTATGCAAACCCAGAACATGACGGATGCCTCTGGTGCTCCGTTGAAGGTTGAATCTTTGGAGAAAACTCTGAAGCATATCACCTTCCGTGAGAGTGATATTCGCTTGTGGAAAGACCTTCCCAAGAAACCTGCTTACAATACCGTGGAAGAGTACAATCAGCAAACTTCTTATGGTGCTAACCGTGGCGGTTGGAATCGTGAAGGGGAATTGCCTGAGGAAGAAGATTCCATCTTTGTTCGTAGAGCGCAGTTGGTGAAATACTTGGGTGTAACCAAGTCCGTAACTCACCAGATGACGCTTGTGAACACGATGATTGGTTCTGTAATGGAACGCACAATCAAAGATGGTACGCTTTGGATTCTCCGTACTTTGAACCAAGGTTTGTACTTCGGTAACGAAAAACTCATTCCTGAACAGTTCAATGGATTCCTTGCTCAGCAAATGCAGTCTGACGCTTGGGCTTCTTATGCGGCTTACATGGATTCGGAAAACGTTATTGACTTGCGTGGTAACGCATTGACCGAAGATGCCATTGAAAGCGGTGCCAACTCTATCGTAGAAAACTACGGATTGGGAACACAGATTTATGGCCCACCTGCTGTACTGTCCAACTTTGTGAAGAACTTCTACGGTAACAAGTTTATCGTTCCGAATACTCCTTCACTGTCTGACGGTATCATGGGTCAGAGGGTTCAGGCTTTCGATAGCCAGTTTGGACGTATCGGATTGAACCATGACGTGTTCTTCAAGAAACTTCCTGCTAAAAATTCCGTATCACCCGCCAACTCTCAGAAAGCTCCGAACAAACCTGTTTGGGACACTACAACTCCTGCAGCAGTTCAGAGCAATGTTACTGGAACGAAGTGGGCGAGTGAAGATGCCGGCAACGTTATGTACGCTGTATCTGCTATTAACCGTTTCGGTGAATCCGAGCTTTCAATTTACGCAACAGCGGTTGCTGCCGTTGCTAATTGCGCAATTGACTTGAAGTTTACCGATGGTGGTGGCGTGAATAAAGCAACTGCTTATCGCATCTATCGTACCAAGGTTGGTGGAAGTGCTACTGGCATGTTCTATCCGTTGTTTGAAGTTTCTTTGGACGATTTGACCCGTGGTTACGATGGCGGTGGAGCTGGTATTATCCGAGACATGAACCGCTTCTTGCCCGACACTGACCAATCAATGCTTGTACAGTTCGACAACGAGGTTGTTGAGTTTGCTCAGTTAGCTCCGCTGATGAAGATGGATTTGGCTGTTCTTTCTCCTGCCTTCCGATTCATGGTGCTTCTGTATGGAACTCCGTTCTTGTACGCTCCGAAGAAAATGGTGCGCTTAATCAATATCGGAAAGACCATCAAATAAACCGAGAAAAAAAATTGTCTAACAGAGAGAAGGGGTGGGTGCTTTGCCCCACTCCTTTTTTCGTAAATTGTAAAACAAATATGAAAATTAAAGCAAAAAATCCGAAGATTGCGTCAATGAAGTTAATCGTGCCCGTAGATGGCGAAATTTCGATTGACGGTAACGGTGTAGCCGATGTATCAGCGAAGTGCGCAGTAGCATTGGTAACGGGCACTAATGATTGGGCGTACGCAAGTAAAGCGAAGAACGCACCCGAAGTAGAGGACGAGGATGATGAGGAAGAAGATGACACTGACGAGGCATCTGACCGTGACAAATTTGAAGCTCACCTGAAAACTCTCAAGCTGGAAGAAATGAAAGCTATGGCAGAAGAAGGAGAGATGCCGAAAGAGGAATGGGAAAAACTCAACTCCAAGAAACTCATGTCAGCCTACCTACTCAAAAAGTACGATGAAGCCGAAGCAAACGGTGAATTGGACGAGGATGATGAGGAAGAAGATGACACTGACGAGGATGGAAAGTAATAACCTATAAAACATTGTCTTGATATGCCAAGTTTGAAGCTGAAAATATTATACAACAAGAATGAGGGTTTAATAATGAGCCCAACGGAGTTATCCGAGCTTTACTTGTTTGGTATTCCTATGTGCACCAACGATGGAAGAAAAGTGTCTATGCAGAGCATTAAGAACGCTATTCAAGTTGCTCAAACAAAGGTTGAGAATCTTTTCAGTATCAAACTCGCAAAACAGGTCATATATGAAAACCGTGATTTTATACGGCAAGAATTTATGTCTTGGGGGTATATCAAGACAATGTATCCTATTGATTACATAGACAATTTGGAAGGTTGGATAAACGATGTTTGTCAAATAACCTATCCGAGAGAATGGCTGTCCATTAAGAAGATTGAAGCGGTTGCTGTTTATCGAAACATTTACCTTATACCAAATACTGGAAGTAAGGAAGGAGCAACGATGACTCAAAACTCTTTAATCTACAACGGCATCAGTCCGCATCTTGGTTGGTTTGGTCAAACTTACATTCCAAACTATTGGCGTACAAGATACATTACAGGTTGGGATAAGATTCCAGCCGACCTTCTTGACTTTGTAGCAAAATTAGCAGCGTTGAACGTTCTTGCTATTATTGGAGATATAATTTATGGAGTAGGATTGACGAGTATCAATATAACATTGGACGGTGTAAGTCAAGTAACTCCGCTTTCACGTTCCGCACAAGGCGGTTTATTTGCAGGAAGAATAAAGTTGTATCTTGACCAAATGAACAATGAACTCCCAACGCTTACTTCACGTTATCGGGGAATCCCTTTTGAAGTATTATAGCGATGGCAAAACAAGAAAGAAAAAGCATACTTACAGGACATCCTGTAACAGCTACAACCCCACCTGCCCCAGCGAATCCTGCTGCGTATTGGCGGGTGGATGACTTTAATAAGCTCATATATTCCCAAGGATATGACGCATTAATTGACCGAGCTATGCGATGTCCTTGCGTTGATAGAACTTCTGGTCAGGCTCTATCTACTTGTCAAAACTGTTTAGGCAGGGGATGGTTTTTTGTTGACCGAAGGGAAACGAGAGTTATTGCCCAATCCATGGACAATAAAAAGAGATATGAAGCGTGGGGAGAAGTAAACCGTGGCACGGCTTCGATTACAACGAGAGGTTCAGATAAATTGGGCTTTATGGATAGAATCATATTGACGGAATTGGAAGCGTATTTCTCCGAGATATTAAGACCAATCATGTACCGCCAATTGGTAGCATATCCCGTTTACGAGCCTTTGGAAGTTACAAGCATATATTTGTTCACGGCTGACAATGCTCCTTTGTATCCTATTCCAGAGGATATGTATGAAGTGGACGGTAACAAAATAGTATTTGACCCGAAGTTATGGGAACACGTTGGAGCGAGTGATATGAATAAAGTTCCTTTGACTATTTCGATACGTTATTCACATCACCCAGTTTTCCATGTGATAGATGCTAATAGAGAGCTGATGAAAGTTCGGGAGAGGAATTGTTCTATGTCCGAAGAACAGCTCACGCAAATGCCGATAAATGTGTCCGCAAGGAAAGCTCATTATATCTTCAACGCTCAGAATTTCGGAGTGGAGATGTTTGAAAATTCAATAACGCAAAAATGAAACCAATAATCATAGATTTGTCGGGGTTACAATCTCAATTCGGACTTGCTGCCGATACGATTGACCAACTAACTGAGACTTGCGTAAATGCAGTCACAGCGGCAATCTATGCTAATTGGGAAGCTCTGGCGAAACAAAAACTTCATTCAACCCTTCCTGAATACGTTCAAAATCTTATAAGGGTTGACAAAGGACGTTTTGAGAAGCAAATAATGTTGACGGGCGTTCTTCCGAATATGATTGAGCAGGGAGCAACTGCCTTTGATATGAAGGAAGGATTCAAAAAGTCCCAAAAAGTAAAATACACCATTCCCGTTTATAACAAGAAAGGTAAACAAGTTTACAAAGGCGGTGATTGGTATTTAACAATTCCTTTCCGTATAGGAGTACCAGGCACGTTGGGTCAAGCAGGATTTACAGGACAAATGCCCCAAGAGATATACAACTTGATGAGGAAACGTGGGGCAGGAAAGGGTTTGACTTTATCGGAAATTCCAGAGCCGTACAATGCCCCACGCTCAAGAGCTGCAATTGAAGCTACGCCAACAACTCCTTACTATGGAGAGTATCAACATAAAAATTCTATCTATGAAGGATTAACAAAAAGGAAAGCTCAATACAGTAAGACTTCTCAAAATACATACGGAACATTCCGAAGGGCAGGAGCAAATTCTGACCCATTGAGTTGGATAAACAAAGGAATCAAAGCGTACCATCTTGCCGAACAAGCCGTTCAAGATACGGACGTTGAGACTATCGTAGAAAACGAAGTGTTGGACTATTTAGAAAATATATTATGAGCGCAATACTCTTACCAGAAGTAATTATTTACAAAACTCTGGAATCAATTGTAAAGTTGCTTCGAGACGATTTGCAAAATAATCGTGAGAACGCAACAATATTGTATCGTTTACTTGGAGTTGATGAGGACGGTAAACCGCTTTCAATGAATCTTTATAACTTCTTTACACAAGCCAAGAAGATTATAACAACTCCAGAGAATCTGAATGTACACTTTGGGTATAATCAGGAAACCGCAAAACAAATAGCTTTACACATTATCCTTCCAGCGGAGCAAGGCAAGTCCGCTATCGGAGAAGATGAAGGATATTTGGATGAGGACGAAGTTAATGCCGCTGGAGATAGAGTTGTACAGCAGCAATTTACAAACACCTTTGAGAGCACTTATCAGATTATGATAACGGGATATAACTCAAGCGAGGTGAACTTGGTTTACAATATCCTTAAAAGCATGCTCTTGATGGTTAATGAGCATCTTGAAATAATGGGGTTGAGGATTCCCGTTTTATCGGGGAATGATATCATAATGCAAGATGACCTTGTACCTGTTCCAATATTTCATAAGGTCATCAATCTTTCTTTTACATACGAGCTTACTGTTCCAAAATTGCTTAAAGATGAAATCATGAAAGGCTTTTGGCAAAATGTTAGAATTTGTGACCCGTTTGACGAAAGTAGATGTATTCCCATTAAGCCGAGAGGCAAGCAAGTATAGATTATTGAGAAATCATAGAAATTCATAAATTTAATTTGAAGTTATGGCAACAGTTGTTAATTTTCACGGTAAGGACTATGTTGAACCTGGTTCTTATGCAGCAACGGTTTACAACCCAACTTCTGTCGTTAATGTCGCTACGTTCGGGAACGTAATGATTATTGATACGGGGTTGAGCATCAACGGCTCTTATGAATTTGCTGGTGGTTCAGGCGTACACGGAGAACTCAATCAAGGCTTAAAGTCTGTATATGAGTTCGACAATTACGAGGACTTCTTGGCGTTCATGGGCGGTGGATTCGTTGGAAATCTTGCTGAAAAAATCTTTACTCCGATGGACGGAGTGGCTGGTGCGCCCAAGCTCTATTATACGAGAGCAGCAACGACCAAATGCGCAAACATAACTCTTACAATGTCATCAGGGAATACTCTGAATCTGAAATGTAAGAACGAAGGTATTGCGGGAAATGGTCAAGCTGTATCGGGCGTTTTGAAAGTAGGTTATGCATGTAAGATTATCGCAGGTGAAACTGCCGATACATTTATTTTACAAGCATACAAAGGCTCTTTTATGGGAGTGGACGAAGCAGGGGAAGCCTACGGAGCAAAAGACTTGGAGAATGCTAATCCAAACCTCATTGCTGAATCTCCTGAATGTGCTACGTTACAAGACCTGTACAATTGGGCAAGTACCAATAAACAGATGCTTGCTAATTTCGTAGTAAGTATGACGGGAGACGGAGCAACCGAAATAGTAGCAATTGACCAAACTCTTGCTACGGGTGGTACAACCGAGTTTTTGAGCGGTACGGAATATGCTGACGTTTTGGAAGCTATTACGGAGCTTGATGTAACGTTTTTCCTTTGTACAAACAAAAATGCTTCCAACGGAAAGGGAGTTGATGCGGCTACAAACGGCAAGTTGTTTACGTTCTTGAAACAAACTGCGAAGTACACCGAATTTATGGTTGTGCCTGGTGGACAAGACGATACCGACTTGTTTGGTGACGCTAATACTTCTCAGTCAATTGCGAAGTATTTCAATTCAGGACAGGTTGTTTGCGTACACGGTGCTCCGCAGGTTACGAGAAAAGACCAAAACGGAACGAAGGATTTGCCGACCATTTATTTGGCTGCGGCTATCGTAGGACTTAATGCGGGTATGGCTGCTCAAACTCCTTTGACATTCAAACGAGTTGGTTACCAAAATTTCGTTTACGACCTTAAACAAAGGGAACGTGTTAGAGCTTTACAGGCAGGTATCATGCACGTTCGGAACGTAGCAGGATATTGGTGCGTGAACCAAGGCATTACCACTTTGCTGGAGAACAAGAAAACTATTGCAGACGATGGTCAAAGTTTTGAGCTTTCAATCGAGCTTATCAAGGCTCAGTTGAACAAAGAACTTATCATTGAAGGACAAACGAGATTCACGGGTAACACCGCTGCTCAAGCAAGTCCTCAATCGGTTAAGAACTTTACAGAGACCAAACTGCAATCGTTGGTTGCATATCCTGGCAATGATAACTTGCTTATCAGTTGGAAGAACGTAAAAGTTGTTGCTAAAAACAGCGACTACTTTATCACGTATGACTTTACTCCGAACGTTCCTGTGAATAAGACGTTCTTTATTGGTAACATTCTTGACTTCTACGTTGAAGCATAACATTAAAACTATTGTATTATGGCTAAAAAAGAAAGAGTATTCACCGCACCGCTTGCGGTTATACAAATAAATAGCGTTACAGTGGGGAAGATGAAGAATGTACGCATTACCGAGAACATCAGACGTGGACGGGTATCAGGTTTGGGGCGACTCAATCCCGAAGAACTACCTGCGTTGGAATGGACTGGAAGTTTGTCATGTTCTTCCTACACTATCAATTTCAATCTTTTGGCGAATAAGCTCAAGAAAGGTACTTTCAGGAATGCTGGGACTATCGAAGAATGGGCAAACGCTATCTTGATGCAAGAGGACGGCTTGGAAATAGCTATCTTGAAGAAAGTGAAAGACGGTGAAATTGATTTGGAAACAGGTTTGGTAAAAACCAAGTACGAAACATTTGCCAAGGTATCGGGAGCGTTCGCAACCCGTGAAGGATTCGATGTTCAGGAAGGTCAAATTTCAGGTAGAGATACCGAGTTTGAATACACTGACCCGATTCTTTACAACGATATTGCTTGATACATTGTTTAATCAATTATAGAGAAGGTGTACTGTAAATCACGGTACGCCTTTTTTATTAACAATTAATTGTAAAGTAAAATGGAAAATTTAGAAAGACAAAAGACGTTCAATTTTCAAGGCGAAAAGGTTACTGTTAAATTTCCCAACGTAGGGCAAATGATTGACATGGAATCTTTGAAGCAATCTTTGACGGGGAATAAGTACGGAGCTATGTCAGCATCAGGAGTGAAAAGTATGTTCTATGCTCTTGATATGGTAGATGCTCTTTCGTTCTTCGAGGTTATGTGCCCCAAGATTAAAAGGATTCTTGAGGTAAAGAGTTTCACCGAGATGTCTCCAGAGGAAATGAAACCCGTTGTAGCAGCTTATAAGGAGCATGTAGCACCTTGGTATAATAAATTGTTACAAGACCTTTACAAATTAGGAGAAAGTGATGGAGAATCAAAAGAAACCACAAACGCTGACGAAGAGAATAAATGACTTCATAGTTGAGTGGTCAAGATTCACCGTTGACCTCTGGTGGCGAAGGCGTTACAACATTCCTTTTGGTTCTCCTGCCCATAGAGCTATGAACTTCATAGACATGGCGATTGAGTACCAAGAGGCATTGTTGTGGAATAAAGCTATTAATCAACCATACGAGGAAGTTGTTGATGAAGAACAAGAAGCATACATTGATAAACAACTCAAGGATTCCGAAGAAAAGACCGTAAAAATGACCCAAGAGGAAATTGATAAAGATTACGAAAACTTGAATTTGGATGAATTTGATAACAAAGAATAAGTAATATGGATGTAACTGTTAATATTCGTGGTAATGCTCAGGGATTGAGAGACGAGCTGGACAATGTAACTCCTGACCAAACAGCTCCCACTCCAACACCTGGCAGAGCACCCGATGATTCCAGACCGCCAACACTTCCACCGAGCGACCGACTTATTGACGACCTTCGGAGAGCCGTCATGCAGCAAGGTGCTGTAATGGTACCAGGTTCAGCAAACTATCGTCAAATATTGGGACAAGTAGGGCAGAATCAACGTACTGCCATGGAAGATGATATTTCGTCAAGATACGGAGCAAGGAGAGCCGATGTACAATCAAGAATGTCCGCTGAATATGAAAAGATAGACAAAGAAATTGAAGCGAAACGACAAGAAGGTTTGAGGAATCTTGGGCCAAATGCTAATGACCCATTCTACCAAGCTATGCTCAATCAGCAATTGGAGAGTGAACGTGATAGACGTTATCGGAGAGCTGGAACAATGTTCGATTCTGAAATGGAAGAAATCGACAATCAAGAAGCCCAAGAACGTATTGATGCCGAAAAAGAATTGACTGAAGCTATCCGAAGGCTTACAGGAGAAATGGAGCAACGGGATAAGGAAAGTGAAACAGGTGGTGACCCAAATTCCTATATCAATAAGCTCCGTGAGCAAAGACGGCAATTGTTGATTGACCGTGATAACGCTCCTGATGAAGAATCGGCAATGGCGGCTCAAGGACGTTTGAATGCCGTAGATGACCAGTTGCGTAGAGTGATGAACGGCGGTGGAGCAAAGCAAGGATTCGGAGCGAAGATGCCAGGTTTGGTAATGGGAGCTATTGGCGTTGGTTCTTCTTTAAGCGAAGGAGACTTGGGCGGTGCTATGATGAGTGGTGGCTCTATGGGTTTAATGATGGGTGCGAATCCGTATGTAATGGCTGCTATTATTGCAGGTGGTGGGATTTGGAAGGGAGCTACTGGAATATCAAGAGGATATGACGACTTGGGACAAATTGCCGCTTACCGAGCTACTGCTGGTGGTATGAGGGGTGAAGCTGGTATGGGATATTTGGCTCAAAATATAGGTAGTCAAACAGCCAACGGATTACAGCCAGCCGACCTCAATTTATCTATGGATGAGTTTTACGAACAAGCATCCAAACGAATAAAAGCGAGAGGAACATCAGACGATTGGTACAGGGAAACTATGTCTCAATTAAGTTTGGAACGTACATTAGCACTTGACCAAGGTAGTCTGGAACGTGGTTCTCAATATGACCGTTACGGAACGAATGTGACGGATGCTATAAGCCGTTTGGTAACTGTACTTCAAGGAATAGAAGGTTCAGGAGTATCAAGCGGAGACTTTACAAGGGTACAAGAGAAGTTTGATATACAACAGCAGTTGATGGCTTCTTATATGGGACGTACCGACCGACCTGATTACACTTGGGCAAACAATACTCTTGCTGCTTTCTCTGCTACGGGAGTTCAACAAGATTCCCGAATGGGAACGGATATTGCATCATTCCAGAATATGATTCAGAATCCGATGAACGAACGTATGAGAGCGTTGATATATGGAACGGTTGCAGACCTTATGCCCGAAACTGGCGGACGTATGGACTTAATTGACCGAGCTATCCGAGACCCAGAGAACGAAGGTAAAATCATGCAAGCAGTCGTACAACGTATTCAACAACAGTTTGGCGGTACTGATACGACAATGGGATATTTCGCATTCAAGTCCTTACTTCCGAATATAGCACCTGACCGATTGGATGAATACATAGAACAATTTACAGGCGGTAACTATGCAGGTGGATTGTTGAAGAGCATGGCTGGTTTTGGAAACCAAGGTAGGCTTGATGAAATTGGTACAAATAATAAATCCGCTTGGTCATCAGAAGCAGCTGAATTAACGAGTGCTATGACAAAGGGAATAACCGATATATTGAACACTTTGAAAAATACAGGTGTTAAGGTATTCTTTGGAAGCGGAGTAACTCCCAATTCAACTAAACAAGGACAATAATGGCAGAAAAAGATAACAATAATTTCATTTGGCTTTATCACCGCTATCGTTCCGTAAAGACCATTGAGGACTTCATGGAACGTGAGCATATTTACAATATAGAGCTGAAAGACTTCTTTGAGTTGAATCGGGAATTGATTTGGCAACAATATACCGATTACGATAAAACCATTGAAAAAGCAGGAACTGGTAAGTGGCCAGAGTCAGCGTCAGACCTTACTGAGAACTCATGGTTGCCCTGCCCTTGTAACCTCAAAATACAAGCAACGAAAGTTACGGCTGAGTTAGCTATCAGTCAGACCAACTTCCAGTCAGAAACAGGCGATTTTTATGCCTTTGCATCTGATGAGATAGCAAACATAATTCAAGACGGGGGTTATCAGATAGCCGAAGCCGTGAAGAGGAATCCCGTTGCGAGAGTTTATGGTTGGTTTAAGTCAATGTATTTCGTACATTCATTGAAGAATGAGGGTTTGGCTTATACTTTGAATGACGATTTTTTTGATATATCTCAATTCATTGTAAACTTATCAACGCTTCAAGCGAAAGACGGTGGAAGTTTCTCTATGCGTTTACCTATTGTAAATATATTCAAATACGCTAATGGAATTGGTATAGATGATAATGATGTTGTTTATAGTGGAACGCCATACGCAGATTTGAAAAAGGATGGAAATAGTTATCGCAATTTGTACATGAAAGACGAGGATTTTTATTCCAAGAATATGTACGGAGAACTTGAATCAAACTATTTCAATTGGCTAATCAGTTCAAACGACCTTCTTTTCATATCTTTTGAACAATTGGAAATGGAAGAGGATTCCGACAAGGATGAAATGAGAACTAAAATAGCAAACGGAGTTTTTGATATGATAGCTTTGGTGGATGACGTTAAGGTTGTAGCTGATTCCGCAGGTTCAAATGGATATGTAGAAGTAACGGGAAGGGATTTGATGAAACTTCTTATTGAGGATGGCTCTTTCTTTTTCAATCCTTCAACGACTTCTGACCCAAGCAATATATTCATGAATGAACAAAGCTATGGTAAGCAAGGAGACATACGAGAAGCCGACCAGATAAATAATACCTACAATAATCCAATCAACCGACTTCGGAGAGTAACGGGAGAAATTGATATATTTGCCAATAGAATCAATATGGATTTGAGCTATATATTGAAGGGCGTTATTTCTCAATTGTCGAATGTTGAGGTTGTGCCTGGATTTGTATTCGATGCTTGGGGCGAAAAAAGAACAACCTATTTGGAATTACAACCATTAAGAAAAGAGGAAACAACGAATGGCAACAATTAAAACTTTCATGAAAGGCTTTTTGGTAGGTCAATCTCAACTTAATGTTACAAGCGACTTCGGCAAAAGGCATATGAATGGTAAGATAAGAAACCATAACGGGATTGACTTTGGCGTTCCCGTAGGTACTGTTTTGAAAGCTCCTTTGGCTGGTACGGTTATAAAGAAAACGGTTCAAAAGAACGGAGCTGGATTGTACGTTGCTATAAGATATATTGCTGATATGGGTATGTATTTTGATATATACTTTATGCACATGCATACTGTTGAATCAAGCATATCCGTTGGCGTATCAGTAGCCGAAGGTCAAACGATAGGAACGACTGGTGGAGCGAAGGGAGACCCAAACGCAGGGCATTCAACTGGCCCACATTTACACCTTGAAGTTCGTAGAAGTGGAACTGTACCTGTTGACCCAAAGTATTGGTTTTTAGCAAAGGAAAGACTTTATTCAGTTAAGTACAAAAAGATATTGAACTATGGAGACCCAACTTGGTTATCATTTACGGATGCTTCTTTGAAATCTCAAACAGCTTATAAGTATTCAGCCCAAGCCGATATGACAATGGCTGATGCTACTGAATATGTTCCGATAAAAAAGAAATCTCAACCCAATACCGAAGCGAAAGAGAGACTTGCTCCAGGCATTTGGCAGATAACTAAACTTTTGGTTGATAGCTCCGTTGCTGATAAGCAAGTTTTTGATTCGGGAATATCTACTCAAATGGGAAGTATATTGAATTTCTTCCATAAGGTTTGTCAAGAGCCTTTGGTTGAAATGATGGGAGACACGTTTGGTAGTCAATATTATTGGATAGTTCGCAGACCACCTTTTGACAAAGAGAATCTGACGAAACTAATAGAAAGCGCAAACTTTGTACTGAACGGAGATGATATCATAAATACCAATTTATCTTGGAACAACCAAGAGATATTTTCATGGTATCGTTATGTGCCGTATGGCGACCTTTTGGGAATACCCGAAGCTCAATTGTTCATGCCTGCGGTGTTCTTCCCAGAATTTGCTGCGGTATGGGGAAGCCGACCGCTTGCTGTAGAATCTAACTATTACAATTGGGCTCAATCAGGACGTTGGAATAATGATAAGACCGAGCAAAAGAATAACGGAGACAGAATCATTCGCAATGCAGTACGTGATTTCAAATACCTTATTGAAAGCAATGCTTACAATGCATTCACCCGAAGGGGCACAATAACACTCATGGGCGACCGAAGAATCAAACGGGGAACGTTGGTGACTCATACTTCTGGTGAGATATTCTATGTGGATTCGGTTCAAAATGAATATTCTGTTTTCGATAAGCAAATAACGAGAACAACAACGCTTACCGTCTCCAGAGGAATGTATCCAAAATTTATTGATGGTTTTGAGATTAATAACAAAAAGTATAGTTATTTCAACATCATAGACTTTGGTGAATTAGACATTGAACAGATAACTTCGGAGAATTGGAAAAAGCAAATTTCAAAATGGAAAGTTGATATTGATAACTTCGGATTCTTTATGTCCAAGCAACAACTGTTTTGGAGTAACATTTGGTTAAATAGAAAAAAGCAATAATATGAATACCATTGGACTTGTAAAGGTTGAGACGGGAGTAGGTTCAGGCGGTGTAGGCTTTTTAGTCGTACCCGATGAAATCGACCGTGTGCAATATATAGAAGATTGCTACCGCACTCAAACCGTTTCGATGAACGGTGGTGAGGGTTACGGCTATTACAATTCAGTACGATGCCCGCAAAACATTCTTGAAAATCTTCAATTCCCTACGGAAACGAGCCGTGGAACACCTGTCGTTTGGGTCAAGGACGGTATGAGTCATTTGCCCGTTATCGTTGGTTGGCTACGTCCAGAAGGAGACTTTTATGCGTTGGGAGAAAATCAATGGAGAGTTTCAAGAGGTAACGACAAGCGGAATGTTGAGCTATTTGTTGATGGTAATGTGGCTGCTCTTCAAATTAGCGTCATGGGCGATAGTGAAGAGCCTGCTAACGTTGATATAAAATTGACGAGCCAAAATCAAGATTCCGTATTCAATCTTTCTTCGGATAATGAAATAAATCTTAATGCGTCCAAAAAGGCTACCATTTCAGGAGACAATGAGTTGGACTTCAATATCAAGGAAAAGGGAGAAGTCAAGGGTCAAATAAGATACTTGATTGGCGAAGGACTTTCAATAATATCCGAGAAGAACGTTTCATGTACTATCCGAGATGATGAGGATAAGGAATTGACTACAATGACGTACAAGGCTGGTACGGGCTTTGTATATAAAGACGAATTTGGAAATGAGATAAAGTGTTCTGACGGACTGGTAGAATTGATTAGCAAGCAAATAAACCACAATAGCGGAAAAGAGCCGATGGTTTTGGGAGATACGCTTGAAAAGATATTGAATGACCTTTTAACGGCAATACAAAAATTAACCGTTATTTCTCCTGTGGGAGCTACATCACCGCCAGTTAATATAGCCGACTTTGCTGAAATACAAGCGAGGTTGGATACAATCAAAAGTAAAAAATCTAATTTGGAATAATTATGCCATTAGCAACAGAAGTATTGAGAACAACTCTCAAAGCAAAAATCAAGGAAGCTCTTGACCAACCGATTGATGAAAAATCGGATTCCGAAGCGGTAAAGAATAGATTTGCCGAAAACATATCAAACGCAATAGCCGATGGCGTTGACGCTTGGATTAAGACAGCGACCGTTACAGTGGCTCAAGGAATACCAGTGGCAACAGCAGGAAGTCCTACGGCACAGACAGGTGCAACAACAGCTCCTGGCACTGGAACAATCTCTTAACAGTTATTAAGTTGTAAAATTAAACAGTATGGGAGTTTTAGGAAATTCAGTAAACGAAGTATTGGAACAATCGAGGTCATTAGTGATGACGGTTGGGAAGGCTGCTTTACACTCCATAGCTCCAGACAACTTTGAATATTATCTTTGTTCTTTGGAACTTATTGATAGTGCTGGAAATACAAAGGGTTTTTTGTCTTTCGTTGTTATGCCAAATAACTATATGGAGACGAGAACAACGGTTGGTTCGGTTACTAAAACCCAAAGTGGTGTAACTACATTATATAACAGCACATTCGCTCCGAGAGATATTTCAATTCAAGGAACGTTTGGACGAAAATTGAGACTTTTGCTTGGCTTAAAAGAGGTTGAGGATAAGAATGATAAAAGTATTCCATTTTTCAATGGTCAATTCGGCAAAGTATTAGGTCAGGAAGTTCTGGTGAAGACGGGATATGGTTTGACGAAGATGCTACAAAAGATGGTTGAAACTACTTATAAGACCGATGAGCAAGGTGGTTCACATATACTTCTTTTTAGCAATTATTCTTTGAATACCAATTACGTTGTAGAAGTTTTGCAGGATTCTTACAGTCAAAGTATAGATAACAATATGCTTTGGTTTTATTCTTTGGAAATGAAAGCCGTTGCACCTCAATCAGCCGTACAACGTGGAGAGAATTTTAGCAAGACCGCTCAACTAATAACAACCGTTGCAGCAGGAGCGATAGCGAAGGGAATTGGTAATATATTGAACTCCGTAACAAGAGCGATAAATTTGTGATATGGAAAGTATTGTAATAGAATTTCAAAAAGTAACGAAATATCCGTTGGTTGAGTTTCTGACTCAATACAGGAATTTTATGCTCAATTCCTATCCAGAGATTGACCGCTATTTTTCGGGAGAAACTGCGTCAATAGATAACGCTCATTTGATTGCTCTGAAGAACTTGACTAATGAGTGTGGTAATTGTATGTCGCAATTCAAAAACTTTGCTAATAAGTTCGACAAGTGCGGTTATTGGGAATTGATGGAATATATAGGAAATTTGGAAGATACGATTGATAAAATCAACAAACTTCCGAAGTTCCGCAGAACGTCTTTGACCAAGCGAGGTTATCAACCAGTAGTTCAAGTAGCAACGGATGTTGGCGGATTCCGTACTATGGAAGATGTTGCGAATATTGTTCAAAATCTAAACCAAGATAATTTCAATTGGGTTGATTTGATGTTAAGCAATGACTTAAACGAGGTAGATTGGGAGATTGATAAACTCACTCCGTTGAACGTATTGATAAATAATACGGTTGATGTAGTAGTTACAACGATTCTTGACCAACCTATCGGAAAGCGTATCTATGGGAAGGATATAAACAGAAAGATTACTTTTGTAGATAACGACTTGGATATAAAGATTTGGCAAGATAATATTGAACAAAAGTGCGATATATTGTTAAGTCTGAAACGTGGCGATGTTCCCGAAAATATGTTATTTGGTCAAAACACTGAATTGACTATCGGAGTAACGTCAAAAAGTTTCTCCTATCCAGAGTTGGTTAAAAATCTACAAAACACGTTCTTACAAAACGACTTGTTCCAATATGTAGAAATAACCAAGTTTCAATATGAGAACGGCTCTATGTTTATGTATTGCGAGATTAAGACAAAATATGATTATAAAACCGAAAGAAAGATTGTAGTATGATTACAAAAATAATTCCTGTAAATGAGCTCAAGCAGATGTTCCTTGAAATCTTTCTTAACAAGACGGATAAGGTCAACGATGTTTCTCAAGAATCTGTATTGAATGGCTTTGCCTTCGGATGCGCCAAAGTGGGTCAGAAGTGTTTGGTCAATCAAGCGATTGTTGAGGGGCATATTTTTCCTGATACGGCTTATGGAAAGTATTTGGATGACCTTGCTAAAATTCGTGGCGTAGCTCCGAGATTTGGCGCACAAGGCTCTTCCACTTATTTGAGATTGGTAGGAGATGAAGGAACGACCTATTTGGCTGATGTGACTACCTTTACAAGTTCTTCGGGCGTTAATTTCTCTTTGGAAAATGACGTTGTGATAGGTGTGAATGGTTTTGCTTATGCAAAAGTCAAAAGCGATTCCGAAGGAGCTTCAACGAACGTTGACCCATTGTCTATAAATAAGCTCACCCCAGTTCCTTCTGGACATATAGCTTGTACAAATGAATACCGAGCTACGGGTGGACGAGACGATGAGGATGACGATTTGTTCCGAATAAGAATCAAAGAAAGCGTAAACCAATTGGCGAGAAATACACTGTCTTATTTGGAGCAAGTGTTTATGAAAATAAACAATAATGTTTTGAAAGTTCATAAGGGCGGTGTTGATAGCGATGGAAGATTCAACTTGATTGTGGTATCGGTAAATGGACAAGACTTCACGGATGAAGAATTTAACCAGATATTGAGCCAAAGCGAGGAATTTTTGACGTTATCGGAGTTATTGAGCACATCAACTGGATATTCCTTGAAACTCAATAATGTTAATTGGTTACCTGTTGACGTGGAGTTCCGAGTGGATATTGACCCAGCCTATGACCAAGATAAAGTAAGAAGGGAAATCCAAATTCAGATGGGCAAGATGTTTGACTATCGTTTCTGGAAGTACGGGGATAAAGTTGAATGGGAAAACCTTTTATATGCCGCCAAGAACGTTGATGGAGTGCGATATGCGCCCGATACGCATTTTTCACCTCATGCTGATATAAACGTTCCCGAATATCGACTACCACGCATAAGAGGGTTTGTAATGCGTGACCTTGACGGGAATATCATAGAAGATAATGGCGGTGTATTGAGTGAGTTCTTCTATCCCAACGAAATTGATTATTCATTCCAAGCATCTGTATTAACGACAATATGACAACCGAAGTAACAACAAGAACAATAACCGAGATGAAGGATGGAGAAGGCGTGAACTTATCTATCCTTTGCGTTCCTTCAATGCAGGATGATGGTTCGGAAAATCCGACAATTTATTCATCCAAAGTATTGGAAGAGCCTTTGACCGTTGATACAGTTGATGGAATAGAAGGTGAGTTGATAATTTCTTCCGAAGAAACAAACGCAGGAAGTCTCAACAACGCTGGCGACTTTATAGTCAATACCGAGATTGATGACGCTGATAAGTATTCGGTTGACCAAACAGAGGGGGATTTGCTATATGAAGAATAACAAACTATTAGCAGTTGGAGATATATTGATTGTAAACGTCCATTCTCAAATGAGCGGACGAGTTCAATTGTTATCTTTTGTAGATGACCTCACAGGAATTGATACCAATAGAAACGTACAAAGAGAGTTCCGAATAACAGTTGATGATACGTTCTGGACTGAATGGACAAATTTGACCGATGAGAATTTAGCAAAGACCGATTCAACATTTGTTGATGGATTCTTTACAATTCAAGTTCGTTACACACGCATAGGCTCTGACGAGACGGGAGAAATAGAGTTCAACAGTATTAACTTCTCAGGACACGTTGAACCCAAGATTTTAGTAGCACCTACAATCGAAGGCAGCATCTTCGCTGATACTATTAATGAGCCTGAATTAAAAGTCTTGGAAAGGAACATTTTCAAGAAATTATATTATCGTGGAATTTTACCTCAATATATCATACGTGCCGACAATTCCGATATAAAAGAAGATAAGGACTTTGCCGACCTTTGGAGTTCGGTTGCTAAATTCTTCGGTTTGTTTATACGATTCTTCAAGAGATATGAAAATTTCAATGATGACTATTCTTTGTTGTATGAATACGTTCGACAGAATGGTTTGTATTTTGATGAGTCAAAAATAACTCTTGAAGATTTACAATATTTAGCTCAGCACTTTTATGACCAAATTCGTCAAAGAGGAACGAATATGATATTCAAGAAAAAAGGAGATGTTTTGGCTGATGGAACTATTGTGCCGATTGACGGTGAATTTATTCGTTTGATGAGAACGAAGATATATGATGAGCTTTTGTATGAAGTCCTTCCTTTGAACAAAATAGGTTGGTGCGTTGGTCAATCATCTCCGATGTGGAGAGGTACATCACGTTCCAAATTTTTGAATAAAACAAAAGAAGATACCGAGAATTTCCAAGACCTATCTAATTTTGTATTGAATCGTGAAGGCAATGCTTCATATGCTCTATCTACTTTTGATGGCAAACAAGTTTTGATGTTAAGAGCCAATACAGGTGGAACGGCAGGACTTGGAAGATTGGATGAAGAACAAGACGTTTCAAACAATCTCTATATTGCCGATTCAAGAATGGATTATGAGATAACTTTCGCTTTCCGAATTTTGAGCACTTCCAGCGCAAATTCTCATTTACGTTTCGGAGTTGAGGGATTTGATTCATCAAAGAATAAATTGAACGATGCTTTCATTTTACCAAGTGGTGATTCTGTTTCTGAATCCTTCTTCGATATTGATACGCTGAATAAGCGAAAGGATTGCTGGTATTATGTTCGTGGAATCATACACGCTTATTCTACCCAGAATGTTGACGAGAATCCGAAAACTAATATTGGATTTGGGAACAACTTATATTTCAATAACTCATTTGTGAAATATATATTGCCGAAGATTCAAGTTACAGGCACTTCCGATACCCAAATAGCAATTTGGGATTATAAGATAAGACCTTTGGTGAGAGGAACAAATATATTGCCGTTGAAAGACGGTCAAGCGAACGCAATGAGCTTGGGATTTATTCAAAGTTCACGTGTATTCTTTATATACGTTAAGAGCAATAACAATTCCTTGTCTCAACAAGAGTTGACCGAGATAGTGAACAAATATTTACTTCCGTTCAACTTCAATACCATTTATGTATATATTAACAATTTCTAAAATAATAACGCTATGTCAAAGTTGAAAATTAGTGAAAATTTATTCCTTGAAGTAGCGGAGCTGAACAGGCTTGTCCGATTCCTTAAAACAGAAGGATATGAGCAGCTTGTAAAGTCTATGGTAAAGTCATACGGAATAGTTAGCAATGCTGAAAATAACTATTACAAGGTGACTTCAAAGGTTGGTACTTCCAATAGTATCATTATCAATCCTGGCATTGCCTTTGATTCCCAGCTCCGAGCTATCAAAATGGAAAACTCACTGGACATGACCATAACCAATACGGGTATGGTACGTTGGTTGATTTTGCAATATAAATCTACCAATTTTGAGAAAGGAACGGTTGCTGTAACCGCTGACGGAACAATTCAAGGTACGGGAACAGCTTTCACAGAAGTATTAAGAGGACAGCCAAACTTTCCAACGAAAGTAGTTTTCAATTCTTCTACCAATACAGAAGAATATGAAGTTGTATCGGTAACCAATGATAATTCGGCAATCCTTTCAGGCTCTTTCATTCCCGAAGCTGGTTTGAGGTATTCTGTTGTTGGAGCTTTCACACCTGGTTTTGAACCGACCGAAGAAAACAAAAGAATTTATGAAATGGATAGTTATGAAATAACCATCATAGATTCGGCTGACGTTCCTTCCTTGACTGCTGACCAATTCGTTTTGGCTTCAATAGAGTTTTCTGGCAATGGTATGATAATAACAGACAGACGGTCAGGATATATGTTTAATAGCTCAAGTTACACGGGCGGTATCAAGCCGACTACGGATGAGCTTGTAAGTTTGTTGAGGATTCAAAGGATTCAAACAAACCTTTTGGAAGTTTCTATTGAACATGGATATTCCATAACGGGTTTTGAAGTAATAGAAACCACAACGGCAACGATATTCCGAATCAAAGCAGGTAGTAGCAATTTCTTGGGCACTGGAGCTATTCCCAACAGTATGTTCAAGAATTGGGTATTGATTAACAAAAATACTTTGAAAAAAGTAGCTATTGACGATAATACCGACCATGACTTGTATATCTCCAAATTTGATGAGGACGTTATCGCAGGAGACGTATCGCAGTTTGCTGTTTGTCCGCCATACCCAGAATTGGAATACCGAATTTCATACGCTGGAGATAATGTTTCGGCAGCTCCTTCTTTTCATTTGGTAACGCAAGGAAGTAATGCTAACAAAATATTGATTCCTGTTCCGTATGGAGTCATAACAATCGGTTTGCGCTTTCGTCTTATTGACGGAGATGAATCAACTCCTTGGCAAAAATTCTCAATAGCCGAATATGTCAACGAGAACGGAGAAAAGCAAATGATTGGAGATTCTCAATTTATAATCACGGTGAACGAGCCTGTTGTTGAACTCAGAAATTATTCGTAAAGATATGATGATATATTTAACAGGTGCGCAAGCACCATTAACAAAGTCTGGCGGGGCAAGTCCCCAGTCAGACGTTAATAAGAGTTTGGGTGGGTATGTTTCTTCAACTCCAGTTCCCAACGGAGCTTTGAACGTAGTCTTTGACCTTATTTCGTCTTATACTTTGGAGAAGCGTACACCTGAAACTCTTGCTTTTGCGTTGATAAACAAGTTCGATAAACCTGTTAAAGACGTTGAGCTGAAACTTGTAACGGATGAAGGAAATTTAGCGATGTTCAAGATAGCAGCCGTTTCGGTGGATTCCGAGACTATGGCAATGGAACATATTGCTAATAGGTATGAACAGCCGATTAATGCCGAATTTCATGACGCTTCTTTCTATCGAGCAGCCGTTGACGTTCGTATCGTTACGCCAGCTGTTAAGGGAGAAGAAATTGTCTTTTATCCGATGAACGTTGTTGTGGAAGTAAAAGAAAGCGGATTGGAAGGAACATGGGAAGCAATTTGCGATGCTTTTGACGATGATGACACCTATCGGGCGAAACGACTTACAGCCGATACTTTCAGAATCGAAAGAAGGGATGAAACGGTGCTTTCCGAGCCGTTACCATGCTCTTTTATATCCACTGAAGGTTCTTCCTTCACTTTCGATGGAGAATTGCGTAACAAGGCAAATAATACTGTTCTTTTATCTGATGAACTTGCAGCAGGAGCTTGCATTGGAATTTGGGTTCAAAGACGTATCAAACGCAATAAGGGATTATCCAACGAAGAAATACTCAAAAACTACAAAGATAAGTTTAATTATCCGACTATTGAAGAGGTTGATTTGGTTATCAATTATAACGAAGTTGAAGATGATAAGAACTATCAGGAAAACGAGTATGATGAAGAATATTCATAAAAACAATAATTTCTAACAATTATGGCAGGATACAGCGATACCAAACAGATGATTATCAGTACCCTGATGGGGCGACCTGCGGGAACTGAAATTCAGCCTGAAAACCAGCAAGCATATGAGTTAAATATGCTTGATTATATTCGGAGCTTGGAACTTATTTCAAGCAGTCCGATTATTGGGGTAGCAGAAGAAACAACAACGCCAGTACAGCCAGACAATGCACGTGTAAGTTACATAGCAGGAGTGGCGCAAAATCGTACTGTTACGTTCCAAAACTTTATCGGAGAAAATGGACAGCCATTATCCATTACAACGGGTGATATGGAATCCTATCTGGTAATATTGCTTTGGAACGCTCAGTATTGGTCAATGCAAGCAATTCCTTCAAGCATAGTTAGTTCGGCTGAAACGGCATACTTCTACTACAGTTACAACATACGCAAAACATATGCGTCAATTTCAGCAATGAACGCTGATAGTACAAACCCCATTGGAACAGACGGTAAACCGATTAAGATTGGCGACCTTGTTTCCGTTGTTAATACAGGCAATCCCGATGAGAATGGTTTTTATAGCCGTATTGAAGACGGTTGGCAGTTACAAAGCGGATTCAATTTCCAATTAAGCGGAGATTTGGGTCAAAGCAATAGTGTGGGCATTACTCAAAATCGTATAACAAACGAATTTTTGAGAGAGATAAGCCTGATGAACAGGGTTTACAGTCGATTTATAACTCTTGCTAACTCAACGTTGGTTTACCGAGATAGACCAAGCGAGACAAAAGGATATTATTTGAATTGGAATAACGGAGCATTAACCGTAAATCCGAGTTTTGCCGCAACACGTTTCTTTCCAATCGAATCAAGTACGCAATACATATTCAATGCTTCGGTTCATTCCTATCTTTGGTATGATGAAAACTTAAATTTCTTGAGCGGTGATTTACGTTCTAATGATGGCAACCCGACATCACCCGCAAACGCTGTTTATGTTCGTGTAAACTTCGCAGGTGACCAAAATATAGGAATGTATAAGGGTACAGCGATACCTACGGGAGCTGCAACGAGAGGTTACACTCAAGATTTGAGACTTTCGCAAACCGTCTTGAAGCCTGTTATCTATGACAATACGGATGATTTTCCGATTACACAAGGTTGGATTGATAACGGAGTTTCAGACGTTATATTGGCGGCAGTTTGTGACGTAGAATATGAGGAAGGGTATGACTATTCTTTCGCAGTTGGAGATTCGAGTAGTAATATAATAAGACTTTACAAACACGAGAAAGGAATCATTCCAGAAACGCCAGCATCTCTTTCTATTGTTGATATTTTCGTTTTCATAGAAAAAATTGGAACTTTAACAGTATTGGGAAGCACTTCAACAAGGTCAAGAATGATTGTTGATTGGAGCAAACTAAAAGGAATAACATCATGGAATAACCTTTACGCATATCATGGATTGGGAGTCAACCCAGCGATATTCCGTGGAGCACCTTTATTCAAGCTGTACGATAAGTTACAAACCAATATTGACATAGTAGTAGCAGACGTGTCAAGCCTTGACACGTCTTTACATACGGTTGTAATAGACGAAGAAAGAGTATTGGAACCAACCTATATCGGAGAAGCTGCAAACTCATATATTGCAACGACATCTACATTCTCAGGCTGGGGACAACCTGTTGGCATATTAGCTTCTGGCGGTAATGCTTTTGGTTTCAAAGTCAAAGCAAGAGCAACGCCAATCACCCAAATTCGTTTCACAATCTACGAGACTGACCCGAATGGTGCAATATTATTGGACGTTACGAAAGATGTTAATATCCCAGCAACGCAAGAAGCGAACATTGTTATAAAAATGCCTTTGGGTACATTCGACAATTCCGCAGGTAAACAGTGTTTTGCTATGTGGCGTTGTAACGCTCTTTGCGACTTATGGTCAGCTAAAATGCCTTGGCCATACCCTTCTCCAACCTACGCTTCAAGTTATTACTCAACCAATGGGTTACTAACACAAGCCATACTCGTTACAAGCGGTGGAAATACTTTTAGTTATCCGCTTACCTATGGTACATACGAGAAAGTATTTGAGTTAATCAACCAAGCCGATGTTGACCATTTAGTTGGAGTCAATTCTCAAATGGTGCAAGGCGGTGCAAATATCAAAAATCCTTCTATCTTTGGAAGCGAGAATGGAAGTTGGTCAATGACGAGTTCTACGTTTTCTGGTTGGGGTGAATTATTTGGAACACCTACGGGATTCAACGCTGTTGCGGTTAATATCCGAGCGAGAGCCGCAAACACTGAACCGATAACCGAAGTAAGGGTGCGAATACGAGAAGGACTTGCTGGACGTAATGGGGCAATACTTTATACAGGAAGTGTAACTGGTTTGAATATTAATGCTGGAGAGTTCCAAAGAGTAGTTGTGAAGCTGAACGATATAGTGGACAATCCTAATGGTGACTTGCTTTGGATAGAGTATATGGCGGACAAATTGCTTGACCAATACGCTTTCTCTAGTTATCCTTACACTCCAGCCGATGATGTAACATATCCGAAATGCGCATATTCAACGGACGGTAACTTCTCAAGTGTATTAAACGCAGGAACGAGTACATCAGGTTATCCGTTCACGGTTTGGTATGGTATGTATGAAGAGTTCTTTGAACTTACCGATGAACAAATAGCAAACATTGCGGAGCGTTTGGATATGCCCGACCCAAGCGAAGAAACCGTTGACGTTAATCTACCTGACGTCATCACAGCGGTTGTTGGAGATACGCTCCAATTGTTCTTTCGAGGCATGGTGTATGCGGTTGACCCTTATATCTATGACCTTCTGGTTGCTTGTACGAAAGGAAATAAATATCCGAGATATTTCCAATTCACTCCAGCAGCAGGAGATGTTGGTGATGTAACTTTCAAACTTTCGGTAAAGAACAATAATGGTAAGTTACTTGGAACGGCTCAATCTACCTTGAAAATCCGAGCTGCCGTGAAGTCTCCTGATACGAATGTAAATATTTGTTGTTTTGGAGATAGTTTAACTGCCGCTGGTACGTGGTGTGCTGAAGGTGATAGACGTTTGACGGGTTCAGGCGGTACGCCAGCAGGACTTGGTTTGAGCAATATTACGTTCTGTGGTTCAAAGAAAAACGGAACAACGGGATATTTCGGAGTAGGTGGATGGCAATGGACTGACTATACAACGAGAGGACGTGCCGCATTCCGTTTCCAAGTTAGCGGAGTAACCACCGCAACGGTTGGAGCTGTTTATACAAATAACGGCTATCAATATACGGTTGCTGAAGTGAACGTTACAAGCGGTTCAGGTAACATACTTATGAACGCTGCTTCATTTGCTCAAACTCCTCAATTAGCAGGAACACTTACCAAAGTGAGCGGAACGGGAGATGCTACGATAACATTCTCATCTTGGGAAGAAAATAGTCAAAACCCATTATGGAACAAAGACACTAATCAGATGGACTTTGTGCCGTATGCTAATGCATATTGTAACGGACAGATTGATGCGGTTTATACTCTATTGAGTTGGAATGGTCAATCTCCTTGGAAAACTGATTTTTCGGGCGTTATCGCAAATGTTAAGATATTCGCAGACACGCTTCACCGAGACTTCCCGAACGCTAAACTGAAAATAATGGGCATCCAAGTTCCTTCAGTTAATGGCGGTATGGGGGCAAATTACGGTGCAATAGGTACGGGTTATGCCGATGGATATGGAAACGTCATAACGGCTTTGAATCAAAACAAAGCGTACCAAGATTTTGCTAACCAAGCTGCGTATAAGGATTTTGTTGAGTTCGTGAACGTATCTACGCAAGTGGATAGTGAATACAATATGCCTTTCAGTATGTATCCCGTTAATACGAGAAACAGTACAAATACCGAGATGAGGGGAACGAACGGAGTTCACCCAAGCACGGACGGTTACTATCAAATTGGAGATGTTTTGTTCAGAAATGTTATAAAAGAGTTCTGCCAATAGTGCATATTTTAGAAGTTGATTAGTTAAGGAGACGAGAGTGTATTGCTTTCGTCTCTTTTTCTTTTGTATTCGTGCTATCGTATATCGGTGAAGGAAATTATCACGGTTAATAATAGCAGTGCCGAGCAAGCATGAAAATGCCTCACTATCCGAAGCGAGGTTCAAAGTTATAAACGGAGCGTGAACGTCATCACCAGTAACGCCAATTAAAATCGCAGCACTGTCCTTGATAATAATGGGGTAAACTTCTGACAACTGCGTGCTCATACCCAAGTAAATTGATTGTTTAACAAAGGGGGATATGGGGGCAAACGTTCTTTGCTTCTCACCCCAAGTAAAATTCAAAGATTGCGATGAAGAAAACAGTTTGGAGCATATTTCGGGATTTGGTCAACTCCAAAGAGGTTGGCACCGAAATTACAAGGCAAGAGATTCTTGACGAAATAGAACGACAACTCATTGAGTATGGAACGTTCATTGAAACAAAAGGAGTAAAACGAGCAAGATTTTCATCAGTTACGTTGGATTGTGCTCGCAATATGGCTACGGGCAGATATTATCTTGAAAAGACCGAGCGAGTTGGTCACTATAAGATAATTTGTCATTTTCCGCCAGATTACACCGTGTCGCAGTTGAGACGAGATTACGACCGAGAAATGGCGATGATGGCTGAAAGAAATAATCATGGTAGCAATTGTAAAGATAAATCGGATAAATAATTTGACTTATTCGTTCAAGCTATCTACCAAAGAAGGTATAAGGCATGTTGCGAAAGCATTAACGTTTCGCAATCCAGACCCATTTGCGTATAGTAGCAGAATAGAGAAGTTTGATAAAAAGAAGTTTACGTTCAAAATAGGCATGATGCCAACGCTTGAACGTTATTTAACCAAGAAAGGCGTTGAGTACGAAGTAGAGGACTACGCATTTGATTTGCCCGTTGGGGTTGAAGTGGATGACCGAATGACGGGCAAATACATTCACCAAAAGAGAGCCGTTGAAGCATTCTTCCGAAAGAGGTTTGGAATCATAGTTGTCCCAACGAGAGGCGGAAAGACTTTCATTGCTTCCGAGATTTGCCGAATATTCTTGAATACGGATGACGGCAAATTTTTATTCCTTACAGATAACACAACGTTGTTTAATCAAGCTGTTGGAGACTTACAAGAGTTCTTCCAGAGATACGGTGGTGTAGAGGTAGGAGAGATAAAAGCTGGCAAGATTGACACTGGCAAGCGCGTAACTGTTGGAATGATTCAAACCGTCCAAAGTACACTATCGAAGCGTTGTAAGGACAAAAAGAAGAAAGCGGAGCTGACGAAGTATTTGCGTGAGTTGAAGTTTCTTTGTGTCGATGAGATACATGATAACTGCTCCGATTCCAAATTGTCGATATACAAGAAGTGTAAGCGGTTGGAATATCAACTTTGTCTTTCAGCAACTCCGTATCGCACGGGAGCTTTGGTGCAAAATTTGAAGCTCAAGGAATGGAGTGGTGATGTTGTTTATACAATAACCGAAGCAAAGTTGAGGAAACGAAAAGTGTTGTCGGATTACAAAGTGTTCATGCTTTTGGTAAATCATAACAATCTTGAATACGATACGAAGGTTGATGATTATGACCAATACCGAAAGGACTTGATATTTCATTCAGCCTATCGGAACGGGGTATTGCGTATGGTGGTTAAGATTCTACGGAGATTGAACCTGAAAACTTTACTACTATTCCAATCGAAAGAGCATGGCTACACGATGGAACGGCTCACGGGCATACCTTTTATCTGCGGTGATAATACGGGTGAGGAAAGAGAGGAAGAAAAAGAAGCCTTCTTGGAAGGAAAAGGCGGTATGTTGTCTGCTTCGGGGATATTCAAGAAAGGCGTAACACTTCCAGCCGTGGAAGTAATGATTAACGTAGATGGCGGATTGGAAGATGCTAATACGATTCAGAAAAAAGGGCGTGTTCTTGGAGCTACCAAAGATAAACAACGGAGCTTGATAATAGACTTCTTTGACGAGTTTGACGCATACTTCTCAGACCATTCGTGGACAAGGTTACAGACCTATATTGACGCTATCGGAGAGAAGCGTGTGGGAATCCTTGATACCGAAATTGACGATTGCTACGAGACTTTGGAACGATGGATTAAAAGGTGGTTCAAATTAGATGAATAGGAAACAAAAACAATTGTATAGACAATCGGTTGATATGTTTATAGATATGTTGGAAACGATAACCAAACGGAAATGTAATTACAGGTGTAATGATTCCGATGTTGGTTCGTTTGAAACGTTCTGTAACGAGTTCGACACGAATATTATCGGCATGTCCTTTATCAAGACGTATCTTGAATACCAATTCCAAAGTTGGTTCAATACGGGAACGGATAAGGACTATTCAAGAACAGTCAGATTCAGTTGGATGTTTGGAGCGAAAGCAATAAAACGCTGGCGAGTATTCAAACCCGAAGTGAACGTGAAGATTGTTCGAGGTCACATAAAAAAGTTGGGTATCTACAAACCGAAGGTGAGCCGAGAAACGAAGATACCAGAGTTAATTTTAAGGATAAGACCTGCTGAAGAAAACTTCAAAATGGAGTATCACAACACCCAGAGGGGATTCGCATGGTGTATAGCGAATACAACGTTGTATAACCATAAAAGTTCCCTTTGTGTTCGTTGTAGATTCAAGAACGAATGTAAGGAAGTTCTGGAGAAACAATATCCAAAAGTATATGTAAAACGAGGTTATGGCAAGAAATAACGCATTAACAAGTAATTATATCAACGAGCTATTTGCGGCTGCGTTTCAACGTAGGGGTGTATTTGATACGATTCGTGAATATCTCAAATTCTCCTACTTACAAACCGAAGCCGAAAAGCAACTATGGCAGTGGGCGGTTAAACAATACGACCGAACAGGCAAAGTACCAACGATTGGTCAACTACAACAACAGTTCTCCGAGAATGAGAAAGTGTTGGATTTTATTGTAGATATAGCCGATGTTGAGTTTGACGATGAAGATAATTTTGAGGAAGGCTTGATTCATACTTTTGAGGACTTTATCAAAAAGATGAAGTTTCTTGAGGTAAACGATAAAATTGTTGATATTTATAATAGGGGTGAGAAAGACAAAGCGTATGAGACTTTTGTGAAGTATGCTGAGGACTTTGGTAAATTCTCTATTATGAAGCCGAAGTTTGAGACGGTGTTTGGAGACTTCGGAGAACGTCAAGCAAAACGAAAGAGCGAGGATTACAATTTCAGGTTCAAGATTCCTACGGGAATAGATGAAATTGATTATAGGCTTGGCGGTGATTACGGTGGGCCAGAAACGGGTGAATGCGTTCTTTGGCTTGGAGATTCGGGAGCTGGTAAGAGTCAGTGTTTGGTTCATCTTGGTATAGCTGCCGCACGTCAAGGATTCCGAGTTGCGCACTTTCAGTTGGAAGGTACAAAGGAACAATGCTTGAATCGTTACGATGCTGCTTGGACAGGTACGTTATATCAAGATGTGAAACTTGGTAACATTACCGATAAGAAAATGGAAGTTACCAAGCGTATCATCAAGAAGCTCAAAAAGTCTGATGTTATTGTAAGCTCCGAAGAAAAGTGGGGTGGTAAGAGCCTTGTTGATGTTCGTAGGGAACTGAAAGAAATGGAGAAAATCTATGGCAAGATAGATGTAATTGTCATAGACTACTTGGAATTGTTAGAGGTTGGTGATGGTATAGTGTATATGCCAAAAGATGAGCGATTCCGTCAGGCGAAACTTGCGAAGGGTATGAAGGCTTTGGCGATGGAGTTTAATGCCGTAGTACATACCGCAACCCAAGCAAGTAATATTCCCGAAGAACAGAAGAACGACCCAGAGTTTGTAATAACGAGAGCGCAGTTGAGTGAGGATAAGGGAAAGATACGACCGTTTGATATTTTCATAACGATTAATCAAACCCGTGATGAGATGCGAGAGGAAATCATGCGACTTCATACAGATAAGCTCCGAGACTATAAAAACGGAGAGCCTGTTCACATTTGTAATAATTTTGCTTATTCACGTTTCTACGATAGAATGAGAACATTGAATACAGATTGGGATGAAAGAGAGGAAGCGAACGAGGAAGATTGATGAAGCGGATTTGAAAGACATTCTTGTCAATCCGACTTTGAACCGTAGAGGACAATACATTTGCGATTGTCCTTTTTGCGGAAAGGAAAAGCATTTTTATATCTCCAAAGATACCCAGATGTGGGATTGTAAGAAGTGCGGCGAATATGGAAATATTTACAAACTTCTAAAACGTCTCAATAAAACCTACCTTCTGGGTGGAGCTACGATTGAGGACACCGATATTCTTACCAGTATCAAGGTATGGTTGGAAGAGCAAGCAGAATCTGACGATACAGTATTGGAAGAACTTCCTGTGAAGAAGTTACCTGTGGGGTGGAAGATAAGCGAAAAGAGCACACCGTATTTATTGGGTAGAGGCATTACACCCGAAGATTGCAAGCGGTATAATATCGGAGCTACTGATTTGTATAGAAAGTACAAGAATTATGTTATCATTCCGATTTACGACAATGGTGAAATAAGAGGATTCTTGGGACGATACGGAGCAAAACACGTTCCCGAAGATAAGTTGCGTTACAACAACAGTACGAATACTGAGTTTGGTCAATTGCTATTCGGATATGACGAGATTGTAAAGAATAAGACTTTGACCGTTATTTTGGTAGAAGGTGTCTTTGATAAGATAGCGGTTGACAAAGTTCTTCGATTATGGGAAATTGACGAAATAAAGTGCGTTTGTACGTTCGGCAAGAAGATAAGCCCAGAGCAACAAAAGAAACTTATACAAAAGGGAATTGAGAATGTTGTTTTGTTATATGACTTCGATGCTATCAAGGATATAAAAAAGTATGGATTGGAACTTGAAGAATCGTTCAATACAACTATTACTTATACAATGAAAAAGGACATTGATGAGTGTACCAAAGATGAAGCATTGGAAGTTTTTAACAACGTAAAACGACCGAGAGAGTTTAATGAGGATGTTATTGGAAAATTAAAGTAGGTTATGGAACATACAAAAACAAGAAACCTTTCAGTTGCCGAATACTTTTTGCAGTTACAAAAAGAATATTTGACTGCTGAGTTTAGGCGAAAAATATATTTCAATCCCAAAGATAAGGCGTATTACCAGAAGGTGATGGGCTTCAAGAAGGAGAAGATTGAAAGTATAGCAAAAAGAAATCGTTTGAAGAGCATTTTTAATGACAACGTTACTTTAAGCGAGATACAAAGAGAATTGTTCACTTTGGACGGAAAGCCGAAGTTTGATATGACGGATATTGACCGTGAAAATTACTACGCAAAGGGCAATGAGTTTTCCTATAAAGGAGAAATATGGACGCTTGACCAAGTGAACGATGATGGAAGTTTAACGCTTTATTCATTGAGCCGTGAGCAATATGAAAATGCAACCCAAGATGAGGTTTGCCGAATATTATAAAAGAACTTGCGAAAACCCAATTTAAGTTTGGTTTTACCTGAGAATTGCTTAACAAAAGTTAAATTTTTGGGTAAAACCAAACTTTTTTCGTAAAAAATTTTGTAGTTTGGAAAATAGTCTCTATCTTTGTATCAGAATCGTAAATCAAATTGTAAATGACGATGGAGAAAAAACAAAAAATTTCAGAAACTTTGTACCATAGATACGAGTATCTTGCAAAGAAATACGCAAGTCGTATTTATTCATACGAACAATTATCATACGAGTTCGATGATTTGGTGCAGGAGTTCCGAATAAAGATATTCACGTCAATAAAGAGCTACGGAAAGCGTTGGTTAAAATATCGGAAAGAAGGTTATGCGAAACCTGTGCCCTTGAAATATTATCTTGAAGCTGCTTGCGCTAATAAAATGAGAGACTTCATGAAATATATAACGAGGGAAAATTACAAAGTAAGGATTGACGAAATCAATTATGACTTTGGGGTGGAAATGGATTCCGAGATTGTTCCAGAGCTTAACAAGTTCGTCATTAACGGAATAGATTTATTGGAAGGATTAACGGGAAAGGAGAGAGCAATATTCAGTTTGTATCTCCGTGGGCATAGCTCAAAAATTCTTACCAAAGTTTATTTTAACAACGCCAAAGAGAAGGCAAAACGAAAAGAAATTTTGGACAGTGGTGACGAGCCGTTTGGAGTAGCAGATATAATAGAAATGCAATGTAACTTCTTAATCAAAAAGTATGGTAGTGAATTGCAGCAACTCCGTAGGACTTTCGCAACTTACAACTTTGATGAAGAATAACAAATAATTAGACAATTTTTTAATAAACAATTAAATCGTAAAAAAGATGGCAACTAAATTGACCGCCAATGTGGCAAAGAGAGTTAAAGCATTAGGAATTAATGCAACAACTGACGAGGCAGCACGCCCAAAACTTCTGGAAATTCTGGAAGAGAATGGAATTGAGCAGATGGACGATGAGGACATCACAACTCTGGTAGAAATCGCAGAATCTTTCGTGGACGCAGATGCGGACGGGGATGATGAAGGAGACGAAGAAGCGGAAAACGATGCTTTGGCTGAAGAAGTTGAAGAGGAAGAAAAACCGAAAAAGGGAGCAAAGAAAGCTACCAAGAAAGCCGAGCCTGAACCCGAAGAAGATGAGGACGAGGAAGAAGAAAGCGATGATGAGGAAGAATCTGACGAGGATTCCGAAGAAGGCGATGAGCTTGACGACATGGACAGAGGTGAGTTGAAAGACTACATCAAAGAAAACGAATTGGAAATCACCGTGAAGAAATCTTGGAGTGATGACGACATTCGTGAAAAAATCCGTGAAGCTATGGGCGATGAAGAGGATGAGGAAGAAGATGAAGCACCTGCTCCGAAAAAGAACGCCAAAACTGCGGCTGCTCCGAAAAAAGAGGAAAAGAAAGCCGACAAAAAAGAAGCTCCGAAGGCTTCAGCCAAAAAGGAAGACAAACCGAAGGCTGACAAAAAAGCTACTGCGAAACGTGGTAACAAACTTGACCCGAAGAACAACGAAGAAGACAGAAAACATTTTGACTTCTTGAAGAAGTTGTTCCCTGAAAAAGATTACATCTATGCTTGGGTTGCAAGTGCTGGCGTAACAATCAAGTACAAAGGCAAAAACAGCAACCGTTCTCTTATCAGCCTTGAAAATTGTACGCTCAAGGGAGAAGGAAAGAATGCGGTTATGACTTGCAACCTGTACCTGCTTATCTTCAACGGCAAATACGAAGCGTTGGAAAAAGCCGAAGTGGAATATGAAAAATGTTGGAGTGGTGCTCCGATGTTGAAAGCTATCGAAGTAAGCGAAGCCGTTGAGGTCATTGAATCTCTGAAAGACGAAATGGACAAGATGGTAGGCGGTATCGACAAGAAGTTGGGAGACAACCGCAAGAAAATGGAAGAAGGTTTGAAGAAGGACAAGAAAGCTGCCGGCAAAGCATCATCCAAGAAGGCTTCTGACGATGAAGAGGAAGAAGATGAGGACGAGGAAGAACAGCCGAAAGCAAAAGCGAAACCTGCCGCAAAGAAGGCTTCCAAAAAGGTAGAAGTGGAAGAGGACGAAGAAGATGAGGATGACGAGGAAGAAGCACCCGCACCGAAAAAGAAAGCGACCTCAAAGACCGCTACCAAGAAAACGGTAAACAAAAAGAAATAAGCCCAACCAGACTTATTGTAATTGGAAAGGGAGTAGCTTGTAAAAGTTGCTCCTTTTCTTTTCTCCCAGCGTTATCAACGTTATAAGATACGAACGAAAGAATAAAGAAATTAAGTCATTTTAACAAATAAATTAAGTTGATATGGAAATTCCGAAAAACAATTGCTTTTTTCCCGATTATGGAGTGGCGAAAGTAGAAACGTTTGGGATGTTGTACCCTGTAATTAATGATTACATCTTAACCAACAAACAAAAAGAAGAAAGCCGAGCAGGAGATGTAAAGGAACTGCTGGACGTCAAAACAATCATAACCAATCCTTATCAACGTTGCGTTGGCGGTTATGGTAGAGACATCAATGTATTCTTTCTTCTTGCCGAAGCTATGTGGATAGCTGTTGGAAGAAAAGATGTAGAGTTTTTGGAAATATTCAATTCACGTATGAAGGACTTCAGTGATGACGGAAAGACTTTCCACGCACCATACGGATTCCGATTGCGTCATTGGGGTATTCGTACCGAAGACAAATATGAAAGCGGAGTTAATGCCGCTCAAGGATATGACCAAGTAGCAGATGCAATACGGCTCTTGTCCGAGAATCATAACACACGTCAGGTAGTTATGGCAATATGGAATCCGAGTTTTGACTTGGGAGCGAAAAGCAAGGACATTCCTTGTAACGACCTTGTGATGTTGAAGATTCGTGATGGTAAGATGGTCACCACAATTCAGAATCGGAGTAATGACCTTCATTGGGGATTGCCGACAAATATATTCCAATTCTCTTTCTTGACCGAGATTATGGCGACTTGTCTTGGTATCGAATTGGGAACACAAACACACAACTCTCAAAGTCTTCATATTTATGATTGGAACGGTACGGCAAAGAAGATGCAAGAAATCTTCAAGGCTTCGGGAACGGGGCATTCACTTTATGAAGCTACGCCAGCCGAAGCGAAACCGATGGACTTTGCTTTCAATCATGAGGTTGCAATTAACCGTCTCCGTGAAGTAGATTCACATTTGAATATCGTTATCGAAAATCTTCTCAGGATAAAGAATGGAGAAGATGAGATACAAGACGAAATTAAGCAGCTACAAGACTTTTCAACCTTCTTCTTTAATACTTACCAGCTCCTGAAAATATACGTGCTCTACAAGCATAAAAACAAGCTGGCTAAAACGGATATTGAAAAGGATGCTATTCGCAAAACAGCGATAGCCGAAATTGAACTGTTGGAAGCCGAAGGAGCGAAAGATTGGGACATGGCAATACTTGCGAAGAACTTCTTTCACGCAAGGTTAAGTAAACCAATGAAGCATAAATATCTTGGGAAGCTATGACCGAAAGTTTACAAAAATGGATTGAAGAAAATCATTTGGTAATATCAGAATCGTCTTTGAATGGTTCTGATATTATCTCTATTGAAGGCATGGGAACATTCTTATACCTTCACCCGTTTGACGGGAAAATAATTGACGAAGATTTTGGCTTTATATTATCCGATGAAGAATTTGATATGTTGGATGAGGCGAAAGTGAACTTCATTCTATTTGAGTTTGGTCAAAAATTCTATTATTCGGGAATAAAGAAAACCAAAAACCGCTACAACGAATTAATCTTCAAACCTCAATTCAATGACTTCAAATATCTTGGAGTAACAAGCGAGGAATTTATAATGGACTTTTCTCACTTGGGCGTTCATTCGGAGTACGAAATATTGAACGGCTCTGGCGGTTGTGAGGTATGGGCAAAGAAAGCTAAATTCACGGGCGTTAAGGCTCTTGGAATATGCGACCGAAATACTTTGGCTGGAGCTTTATCATTCCAGAGCTTCTGCGATAAGTATGGCGTGAAATCGGTTATCGGAGAAACCATAACCGTTGCCAAGGACTATGATGCCGAGAAAGAGAATCAAGAAACCTTTGAACTGAAAGCCTACATATTGAACTACGAGGGTTGGAAAAATCTTTTGTTGATTAATAAGGCTATGAACGTAGATTACAACGGCTTCATTCCAGACAATGAATTGTATAAGAGAGGAAAGGGATTGGCGTTGGTTATACCCAAAGAATCGGAGTTCAATTACATTAAGGATGAAAAGAAGGAAGTTATCAAGCTCATAGCAAAGTATAAGAAGCATTTTACAATAGTTTACTATCAGATAGACACCGTTGAGTACGTTTCGGATTCTCTATTCAAGAAGCACTTGGAAAACATTGATACGTACATCTGCGAATATAAGAAGTATGTCAAACCAATTCTCATAAATGATTCCTACTATCTTGACCGAGAAATGCACGAGTTGAAAGGAGTTCTCAACAAGGTGTTAGGAAAAGCAGCACCTGAAGCATTGAACCAATATTTCAAGAGTTGTCGAGAAACGTTTGATGAATATGCCGATTGGCTTGACGAGGTTGAACCGTTATTCCAGACAATCATAGAAGGTATTGAAAATGCCAACCGATTAGCAGACCGAGTTGACTTCAAGATTCCTTCGGGAGAAAGAAAGCTGCCTCACTTCGAGGTTGATGACCCAGTGGCGTTGTTCTTTGATATGTTGGAGAAAGGAGTTCAAGAACGTCTTTCACATCTTCCAAAGAAAGAGTTTGAAGTGTATATGAAACGCTTGGAAATCGAATGTAATGTAATTGTACCGAATGACTTGGTTGATTACTTTATGATTCTTTGGGATATAATCAATTGGTGTAAAAAGAATGGTATAATGGTAGGCACTGGACGTGGTTCGGTTTGCGGTAGTCTTGTTGCTTATTGTTTACACATTACAGATGTTGACCCATTGAAATACGGATTGATGTTTGAACGTTTCTTGAACGAAACACGTGTATCGGGAGAGCGAGCAAAGTCAGCCGATAGTATGCCCGATATTGATGTGGACTTTCCAACGGAACACCGAGATGCGGTGAAGAACTATATCAAGGAGAAATATGGGTATGACTACACTTGTTCTATCGGAACGTACACCCGAATGAAGCTCAAGACTTGCTTGAAGGACTTCGCCAAAGTAAAGGGTTTGCCGTTCGATGTGATGAATAAACTCACGAAGGATATTGACGACCAAATTGAATACACTTGGGGAGACTTAATTGAATACGCAAGTAAATCGAAAGCCTTGTTCAAGTTCGTTCAGGAGAATCCCGATATTGTTCATTTGACGAAATACGGCATGTTACAATGCAAGGCTGCTTCGGTTCACCCTTCTGCTGCGATTATAGTTCCAAAGCATACGGTTGACGGAACAAACCGAGAAATTGATATTTGGGAATGGATGCCCGTTAAGAAAATTGATGGTGTTCTTGTATCGGAGTGGGAAGGTAAATACATAGACAAGTCTGGATTTTTGAAAGAAGATATTTTGGGACTTAATCAGCTTGATAAGTTCAAGAGTATGGAGATATTGATTCAGAAGAACTACGGGAAAAAGATTGATTGGAATCAGATTCCTTTGGACGATGAAGAAACATTCAAATATTTCAAGAGAGGTTGGAATGAGGATGTATTCCAATTTGGTACACAAGGCTTGATGAATTATAGCCGACAAGTGAAACCTGATACTTTGGCGCAACTAATAGCCATGACGGCTCTATTCCGACCTGGCCCAATGGAGCTTAATGCACACTCAGATTTTGCCGATATTAAGAACGGAAAGAAGAAGCCAACATACGACTTCGGAATGGAAGAGATAACTGGGGAAACCTTTGGATTATACGTCTATCAAGAGCAAATCATGAAGGGTGTAGTCGTGGGCGGTTTAACCGAAGTTGAATCAGACATTCTCCGTACTACTATCAAAAAGAAAGACGTCAAGACACTATCATCATATGGCGAAAAATTCAAAGCAGGATATTCAAAATTATTGGAGAAAAACGGCATAGAGAATCCGAAGGAATATGCGGAGAAGGTATGGGCAAAATTGCTTGCTTTCTCTGGATATGGTTTCAATAAATCTCATGCTGCGGCTTATTCCATAATGTCATATTGGAGCCAATATATGAAAGTTAATTATCCGTTGGAGTTTTGGACAACTTCTTTGCAATATGCCAAAGAGGGTGAAGTGCCATACCGATTAGCGGAGTTGAAGAAAACAGGCGTTGAAATCGAAATACGACCGCCAGATGTTAATTTCTCCGAGCAAACATTCACTTGTGACCCAAAAGAACAACGCATCTTCTTCAGCTTAACAAAGATTAAGGATGTTGGTGAAAAGGTAGTTCCATATATAATGGCTGAACGTGAGAAGGGTGGAAGATTCTTTTCATTGGAAGAGTTCGTTGAAAGAGTTCCGTCAAAGGTAAACAAGAAAATCATAGAGAGGTTAATTGTTGCGGGAGCTTTTGATATTGTTGAAAATGTAAAAAATCCGAGAGATAGAAAGAAGTTGTTGCAATGGTATCTTGATTATAAGAAAGCCGAAATGCCGAAAGATTATCAAGTGCCCGAAAGTGAAACAAATTCATTTTGGGTATTCGAGCAAAAACGTTTGACGGGATTTGGTGAAGTAGATTATGAGACAATGATTCGGGATGCTATTCCAAATAAAAGAGTGGCAAAGTTATACGTTAATGACTTTGAGTTCTCCAATACGAAGGAAGGCAAAGAAGCCACAATTGCGGGCAAGTTAATATACTACCAAGAACGTAGCATCAAGAACGGAACAATGGTCAGCGTTAATATAGACTGTAACAATACTATCATACCCGTAACACTTTGGCCAGATGCGGTTGAGAGACTTCCTGAAAATATATCGGAGTATAAAAACCGAGTTGTGGCAATATCTGGACGGGTCAAGAAAGATAAGTTCAAAAACCAAAAAGTTCTCTATTCAGATGATAGAACAAAAATTTATATAATATCGTAAATCAAATTGTATGTTAAGCAAAATTATTTTAGGCAAGTACCTGCAACGACTTGACAACATCAAGCAATGGCAGGAAATGGACGTTTTCAAGGAAGAAAGCGTGAGTCAACATTCGTATAAAGATTCAATTTTTGCGAGAGTATTATTGGAAGATATATTCGGCAACAATCAAAGTCCGAAGGTAGTTCAGTTCAAATTAGATGTAGTTACAAGAACACTTCTTCACGACTGGGATGAAGCCTTGATTCTACGAGACATGTCTCACGAGACCAAATACAATCCTTACAACGGAGAGGAAATCAGAAGGTGCTTAAATGCCCTTTCCAATCATATTGCGTTGAATGAGTTCCGAGAGGTTGACGAGGATTCTTGTGACACGGATTCGTCACGTATGATGTGGGGAATGATTTGCGCTTGTCCAGAGCCAGTAAAGAGTTTTGCTAAACTATGTGATTGGATTGCGTTATTCTTTTATATGCAAAGGGAAAAGCATCTGGGCAATAAGGACTTGGAGAAATCTTGTAACATTGCGGCAAGTAAATTTCCCGAAGCGATTGACAATGTAATAAATGTGTTGAAGGGATATTTCCCGAACGAGAAATTGAACTTTGATGAATTGTATAACTTAAAAACAATTTTTGAAGATGAGTAAACAGGAACAGGGTAAAGAGATGACCAAAGAAAGTATCAATGGCATCTTTGATGGCATGACTGATACGTTGTTGAAGAAGAATGCCGACTACAAAGGAGCGAGTTTTGACTTGGGTTTGAACGGGAATATGGTTCATATTTGGGACAAAGTTAGAAGATACAGAAGTATGGTGGAGAATCAGAATCACGGAATCACGCCAAACTTTGAAGGTATCGAAGACACTTTGAAAGATATTATTGGCTATGCCGTTATTGGCTTGCATATCTTGAAAAAGGAAAACGAAGAAAAGGAGTAACATCAATATGGAAAAGAAAGTAATTACCATTGGCGGTCAAACCTACGTGTTAAGGTTTGATGACTTTGACGAAGATGTTGATATTGATTCTTTGTTAAAGATAGACTATTCCAATTTAATCGGAGAGCTCATCACCTTCCCAGTCATTGTAAACCGTTTTGGTCAATTGCTTGCGGAAGCCGAAAGTCAAGTTGCTCTTGCTAAATTAAATTTGGAAGTAACGGAAGCCAAACTCAAAGAATCAATGCGAGTTAAATTGGCAGACCGTAACGGGAAAGCTCCGAGCGTTGACGCTGTAAATTCTGCTGTTACGTTGGAGAAGGCATATCAGGCAATGCGTAGGAATTTGATTGAGAGACAAAAGACAAGAGACTATATGAACTCAATATTTTGGTCAGCCAAAGATAAGAGCGAAAAGTTGGATAAATTGTCTTTGACTATTCAGCCGAATGATTTGCCTGATTCGGTTATCGAAGGTAGAGTGAACAACGTTCTTATAAAGAGAACAAAGAAATTAATTGGAGATTAAAAATAATTTTACAAATTCAAAAGATTATGGCTGTAAAGAAAACAGAAAAGAAAGGTGGCGCAGATTTGAGAGCGCAACTCAAACCGACTTCAATCAAGAAGTTGAAGAAGGTTGTCGATGAAGACAATGAAATGGTAGGTGCTCAAAGTAATGAGTATCTCAACCTTGAGGACGGTAAAACACTCAAGATTCGTATTTTCCCTGCACACCCTGGTCAAGAAAACTTCTACGTGGCAAAGAAATGCTACTGGTTGACCGTTGAAGGAAATGACGGAGAGCCGAGACGCACCACCGTTCTTGATTCCGTAGTTCACGGTGGAACAGAGAAAGACTTGTGTGCCGAGTTCATCAAGTACGCCAAAAAGAAATGGGCAAAGGATTCCGAGAAAATGGAATGCTTCAGTGGTCAGGATTCGTTGAGCCCGCAATACACTTGGTTGTGCTATGCTGATAAGGTAGTAGCCGATGAAGAACTCCGTGCGAAGCTCTGGGAGTTCAAGAAAATGGTAAGGGATGCGATGAACAAATTGGCGTTCTCCGAAGATGAGGATGAACCAATTGAAGTTGACCCGTTCACCGACCCAGACGAAGGACTTCCAATCATGGTTAAATACATGAAGAAGCCGAACAAAAAGAAAGGCGAAAACTACTATGAGGTATCATTCCCCAAAAAGGTAACGGCAAGACCGTTGAGCGATGAGGAAATTGAATATTTCATGGGATTGAAACCGCTTTCTGAAGTTATCCCGACTTATGCGATGCGAGACTTTGAACGTGCTTTGGAAGGCTTGCAGAACTTTGACGAAGAACACGACCTTGAAATGTTTGAAGACGAGGGTTGGTTGGAAATCGTTGAGGAAGTAAAAGCTCAGTATGATGCTGAAGATGACGAGGAAGAAGAAAAGCCTAAAAAGAAAACTTCCAAGAAGGTAACTAAAAAAGCCAAAGACGTGGAAGAAGATGAGGATGACTCTGACGATTCGGATGATGAAGAGGAAGAAGAAAAACCGAAGAAGAAATCAGCACCCGTCAAAGGCAAAAAGAAACCTGAACCAGAGGAAGAAGATGACGATGAGGAAGCGGACGAGGATGAAGAAGAATCAGATGATGAGGACGATTCAGACGAAGCCGAAGATGACGGATTGGATGATATGGACAGAACGGAGTTGAAGAAGTATATAAAAGACAACGGTTTGGAAGTATCGGTCAAGAAGTCAATGTCAGACGATGACCTGCGTGAAGCTATCCGAGAAGCCATGGATGATTCCGAAGGAGACGATGAAGCGGATGAGGACGAAGATGACGAGGAAGAAGAAAAGCCCAAGTCAAAAGTCACAATGAAAGACATTCGCAAAAAGTTGGGTAAATAAACCATGTGACTAAAATAAATTGGAGCCAACAGTTGAAATACATTGTTGGCTCTTTTTGTAAAAGTATATAAAATGAAGAATAATTTAATTGACAAAATCGTTAAGAAGTTTAACAGCGATGATGTTATAAAGTTCTCCGATAAGGACGGATTCAGCGAGGTAAAAAGCTGGGCACATACGGGCAGTCCTACGCTTGATTATAACCTTCGGACTTTCGGACTACCTACGGGCATCATAGAGATTGCGGGCAAAAGCCGTAGTGGTAAAACTACGCTTGGACTTATGGCAATGAAATACTTCTTGAAAGAGAATCCCGATAATGGGGTGGCGGTTATCCTTTCCAGTGAGAATCGTGATAACAAGGATTATGCTTTACAACTTGGTTTGCCCGTTAATCAGATAATCATTGTAAAGATACGTTATGTTGAAGCGATGTTCTTGCAAGTCAAGAAACTTATCAGCGATGCAAAAGAAGTTTTGAAAGCTGAAAAACTCACGCCCAAGTTCTTCTTTCTTTGGGACAGTCTTGGAGCTACATTATCAAAGTCCGAGCTTGAAACTATGGAAGAGAACACCAAGCGATTGGATAAGGAGCTTCAAAAAGGTACGGACGTTGAGGACATTGAATTGAAGAACGAGAAAATGATGGCATTCGCCAAAGAAGCGAAGAAGTTTGCGAAGTTCATCATGTCCGAGATGTATAGCAATATCATGCACTTTGTAATGTTGAATCATCAATACGAACAAAGCACCATGGGTATTTCTACCAGAAAGAGTACAGGCGGTGAGTGGGTAGAGTTGATGCCAACGATACGTCTATCAATGAAACTCAAAGGGCACGAGAAGATTGACGATGTAGAGGTTGCCCAAATAACAGAAGTGAAGGTTGTTAAAAACGACTTTGGAAGCCGAAAGAAAACAGACATCAGAATCCTTCTTGGTTATGGCATTATACTTTCACAGGAAGATATTGAGTATGCTCTTGAGACGGGAATACTCAAAAAAGAAGGAGCAAAGAAGGTATCATTTTTGAAAGGCAAATTGTCGTGGAGTTCTCCGAGAGAATTATTCAAACTTTACCAAGAACATAACCCAATGCTGAATGTTCTTCATATGAAGATAAAATCGGCAATGCAAAAGGACTTGGTTGAGTTTAGAAATTCCTTGCTAAATGGAGAAGGAGATGACGAGGAAGATGATGAATAAACAGAGTTAATAAGGGTATGAAAAAGAAAGCAATTGGCATACTAATAAATGACCCGCATATCGACAAGGATAATGGTGGGCTGGTTCAATATATTTTTAGCCAGCTCATCAATCTTTGTAATGATTATGGAACAAACAGAATATTCTGCGGTGGGGATATATTCACCAATCGTTCTGGTCAGCCGTTATCTTGTCTCATGGATTGGAGAGATATATTGAATATGATTGACCAAGCTGATATGGAAATTCACGTTATCCCAGGCAATCATGATAAGACAGATTCAGACGATGAGAAAAGTTATTTGGATGTTTATAGTGAGCGGTGTTTTCATCTTTACCGTTCTGGTGTACGTAGGCTTATTGATGGGGTGGTCATGGCATTTATTCCGTACTTCAAAGATGATAAGTGGATTGAGGAATTTCAAAAGGTTGAAGAAGAAATCGAAGAAAACCTCAAAGACGGGGATATTGACGAGAGTTGGCCAACAATCCTCATAACTCATTCGGGATTCGATGGAGTTGTAAATAATGACGGCACAACAGTTAAATCTATTATTAAGCCGTCTATGTTCGATAACTGGACAAAGGTATTGATTGGACATTATCATAACGCAAGTAAGTTAGCGGATAATGTTATATATACAGGTTCAGCATACCAAAACAATTACGGTGAAAACATAACCGATAAAGGATTCACGGTCATATTCAATGACGGTTCAACGAAGTTCATTCCAAGTAAATTCCCGAAGTATATCAAGGAAGTTATTGACGTTAATGATAAAGAGACGTTGATGAATTTATTGGAGAAATACGGAGACGAAGAACGTGAGGACTTCATAAGATTCGTATTCCGTGGAAAGAAAGCCGATGCTCATAAAATCAATATATCCGAAATCCAAACCAAATACGGAATAGATTGCAAATTTGAAGCCGAAGAACAATTGGAAGCTATGGAGATAAGCGAGAATGAAGAAGTTTTGAGCTACGATTCAAAAACGCTTCGACAGGACTTCATCAGATTTTGTTCCGAAAACGGTATCAAGGGAGAAAAGTTCAAATATGGTTTGGATTTGATAAAACAAGTTAAATATGTGGAATCCTGAAAGTATAATAATAGACAATCTGTTTGCGCATAAACATTCGGAGTATCGTTTCAAAAACAATCGTTGTACGGTTATCTTTGGAAAGAACAACACTGACCGTGGAATGCAAAACAATGGAGCTGGTAAGACTACCTTGCTGGAAGGAATTGCCATAGCTCTTACAAATGAGAGTTTGAGAGACGTCAAGAAAGATTCTTTTATCAATAGAGAGGAAGAAGATTGCGGTGTTGATTTTACTCTTGTAAATCCAGTGTTAAAAAAGAAGCTCCGAATTGTACGCAAATTTTATCGTGGAAATAAACCCGTGAAAATTGAGTTGTATGAAAACGATAAACTCAACAAGCAAGTTACGTCAGTAGCCGAAGCAAACAAGCGAGTATTTGAATTGATAGGTATAAGCCGTGAGGATTTGTTGCGTTACTTCATAATAAGTCAAGACAATCGTTACACGTTCTTTACAGCTTCTGATGGAGACAAAAAGGAAATAATGAACCGCATCACGTCAGCCGATATGGTGAACCCTGTCTTGGAAGAACTTTCGATGCGTCTGAAAGAAAAAGAAGCAGAATACAAGATTGTTTCCGATGAGGTAAACGAGTTATCCACGAGGAAGGAGATACTTGAAGAGCAAGCACGTAATGTATTGGAAAATGATACTACTGCCGAAGAACTTGAAGCACTCCGAGAATCGAAAGCCGAAAAAGAAGCGGAGCTTGAAACCGAGCGTGAAAATTTGTCCAATCTTGAAAAGAAAGTAAAAAGAAAGCTCAAAGAAGTAAACGAGCTGAAACCGAAAGTCAAAGACAAAAGTAAATTGGTTGAGATAAGGAAGAAGTTGAAGAAGGAATTTGATGAAACTGATTCGGACTTGACCGAAGCACGTTCAACCGTTCGACAACTGAAAGCCGAATTGGAAGAAGTCATTACCTGTCCAAAATGTAGTCATGAGTTTATCAAAGAATCTGAAATGGAATTATCCGTCAAAGAAATTAGAGAGCTTTTGACACAAGCCACACTCGTTCAATCAGAATTGGAAGAAACCTATTCCACCCAGCAATCGAAGCTCAAGGAGTTGAAGAAAAAGATTGATGAAGCGGATGAGATTCAAGAATCACTTGAAGAAGCCGAAAGCGAACATAAACGGCTGACCAAGCGTGTATCTAACAAGAAAGCTGACATTGAGGATATTGAAACCAAAATAGAGAGTATTTCAAAAGAGATTACAACGCTCAAGAATCGAAAGAAAGACAACAAAATATTAAAGAATATACAAAACCAAATAAAAGAATCTCAAAAAGAGATTGATGAGAAGTTGCCGAAAGTTACGGAGCTAACCAGCGATATTGAATTGATTAGATATTGGCAGTTCCACATGGGACGTTCGGGATTCACGACCTACCTTGCGAATAAATCTATCAAGGTCATAGAAGGTATTACCAACTCATTCCTGCGTAAATTTGACGTTGATTTATCGGTTATCATAAACGGATTCACGGTGCTTAAATCGGGAGAAGTACGGGAGAAGATTGACGTGTTCGTTCAGTCTGATGGTACGGATGCCGAGACTTTCAAGGCGAAATCAGGCGGTGAGAAAGGACGTGTAAACTTGGCAGGAGTTCTTGGAATACAACATCTCATAAATCTATCTACAAATGGTAAGGGGTTAAACCTTCTTTGTTTTGACGAGTGCTTTCATGGTATAGATTCCGAAGGTCAGGAAAATATTATCAAAATCATGGAAAAAATGGGTATTACGATTTTGATGATAACCCAAAACGTATCGGAAAACTTCAACAACGAGAATAAGTTGTTTGTGGTTAAAGACCGTAAAATAGCACGTTACGTTGAAAATTTACAAAGTTAATACCTAAATGTAGAACATGAAACTTTTATTATAAATGGATAATAAAGATTGGATTAAATATCTGAAAGATAAGAAGATAATTGCTATTGACCCTGGCAAACACGGGGGCATAGTTGTTTACTCTATTGACCGAGACGAATTGATTGAAGTCATTCAGATGCCAGAGACACCGCAAGACATTCTCAACTTCCTATCGAAGTATCAGAAGAACAGCGTGTGTTATATGGAAAAGGTTGGCGGACTACCAGGCATGGGTGGTTCTGCTATGTTTAATTTCGGTGAAGGCGTAGGATGCTTGAAAATGGCTCTTTTAGCTTTGAAGGTGAAAACGATAACAGTTACACCTCAACAGTGGCAGAAACAGCTACAATTAGGCTCAAAGGGCAAGAAAAGTACGAATGAGTGGAAGACTAAATTAAAAGAGCGAGCACAGCAGTTGTATCCGACCGTAGGAGCTAAATTCAACTTGAAAACAAAACAAGATTGGCTCAACGTGTCGGATGCTTTGTTAATAACCGAATATGCAAGATTAACAGAAAAAGTTTAGAGATATGACCAAATTTATTTGTAGAAACGAAGCCTGTAAGAAGTTCGGAGTTGAGGATGAATATACATCTTTGACTTACAAAGTAGTTAATGGACATCTTCAAGCAACTGTAGCACCGTGTCCTTGTTGTGGAGAGATAAGAGAGGAAATCAATCCAAACAAAGATATTCCGTTATCGGAGAAAAATATAAGCATTGGTAAGTACGCTTCAGCAAGCAAGGAACAAAAGACCGAGATGTTGAAGAAGCGTTCTCATGACCATTACGAAAAGACGGTTAAACCGTTCAAGGAACATCAGTTGAACGAAGCAATGAATCAAATGAAGGAGTACAAAAAGACAAAGCAATAAATGGTATGGGCTTGGAGCATGAGATTTTTAAGATTGATTATCATTACCGACCAAAACAGGTTAATAAATTCTTGGTAATGATTAAATTTGGCAATACGGAAAAACGAAGATTGGCGTTCAAAAATTTAGTTTTCCGTATGATGAAGGATATAGTGTTAAAAAACATATCCAATTATTTGAATTTGTTGAATAATACTCCGATGAAGGATAACTTGCCCGATAGGGATGAACTTGTTTCGGAGTGCTTCTTGATATTTAAAAAATGTATTGAAAAATACAAAGTACTCCCAAGTCACAACTTCTATTTCTATTTCAACAAATCATTGAGTAGAAATTTCTTCAGAGATTATCAGAGAGCCTTGGTCAATGACAAAATAGAATTGACCGAAGCAATCTACACCTGCCACCCTGACCTACGGGAAAGTGAACGACCGAACACCGTTGCTATTCTAATGGATAATATGAATTTCAGCGACCTTGAACGAAGGATAAGCGAGAGCCGAATGTTGGGTCAGAAAACATCAGAGTTCTTGGAAGCCAATCCCGATGTAACAAGCGGACAATATTCCAAAGCTCTAAAACATATCAAAGAAATGTTAAACGAATTAAAAGACAAAGGTGAGTTATGAATACACAAATTGATTTTTCGCTTTTTCAAAAAGCAATTGAATCGTTAATATTGGAAGGTTGTACGATTCTCCAAGTTATACTTCCTGATAATTCTTGTGCTTTCTTTTCGGTTTGGAGCTTTACAGAATCATTCTTCAACAGTGCTCAATCGGTTGATTTCAATACCGTAGAAGGAATAAACATCACAGAGTTCTTAAATAAGCAGGCATCGCAATATATGAATCGTAGTTCGTTTATTGCGGCTTATAATAAAGTTGTTGACGATTCGCCAGTTGTTCAATGTCAATTTCATAAGAACGCAGTTTGGTTCAAATGGCAGCAGGTTGGCGATGAAAAGAAACGGAGATTGTAAATGAAACCGAGTAAATATCAAGAAGCGATTTACAAAACATTCAAATTAACCAAGCGAGACATTAACATCTCAGCCGTTGCGGGTTCAGGGAAAACAACCGTATTATTGGAGCTATTGAAGTATGTTCCTGACGGGGCAAGTTCTCTGTTCCTTGCTTTTAACAATTCAATCATTGACGAGTTAAAAGACCGTAACACCCGAAGGGATGCCGAGATAATGACGATACATTCTTGCGGTTGGCGTTCTATTCTTTGTAGATATGGAAGCCGAGCAAAATTGAATCCGAATAAGGGAATTGCTAAAACGGAACAAGTTTTGAAGAAATTCAAAGACGAGATTGGAGATAAGCAACGTGGGTGGTTTTTCTTTATCATTCCGAAGCTCCTTGACTTGTTGCGTTGTAACCTTTTGGAAAACGAGAAGGAATCATTTGAATGGATTGCCGAGCATTATGACTTCAATATATCGGAAATTGAAATCAAAATAGCTATCGAAGTATTCAAGCTCATGCAGAAGGACAAAGGTCAATTTGACTTTATGGATATGATTTATCAACCCGTTGTTGATGCGTCAATCCGATTCCGAAAGTTTGATTTTGTACTTTGCGATGAAAGCCAAGACTTTTCAGTTTGCCAACACGAGTTTATAAAGCGTTGTTTGAATCGAAAAGGCAGACTTATAACGGTTGGAGATAGGAGACAAGCCATATATGGTTTTGCGGGAGCTGATGCGGAATCGTATGATAAGTTAGCAGAGATAAACGGAAAGGCAATCAAGTTACCACTTTCAGTATCGTACCGTTGCGCCAAATCAATAGTCCGAGAAGCCCAAAAGATAGTTCCTGAAATCTCTTATGCTCCGCACGCTATCGAAGGAGAAGTGAGAGATGGAAGCCTTTTGGAATTGGACTATGGAGATTGGATTCTTTGTCGTAATTTGAAGCCGTTGGTTCAAACCTACCTTTGGTTGATGAAGAATAAAATCAAGTCAAAGATTCGAGGCAAGGAAATCGGAGAAGGGATATTGGCGTTGATTAGCAAAACAGGCGGTAAAACGATTGACGGATTGTTAAGAAATCTTGATTTGGAAAAGGAGAAACTTCACAACAAGCTAAAACAAAGAGGGGTAAAACGACCGAGCTTGCACCCGAAGATGGAAGTGTTGATGCAAAAGATAGAAGTTATCGAATGTCTGTGTGAAGAAGTAGATACTGTTAAGGACTTGAGAAATTTGATTAGCAATATTTTCTCTGACGAGGTTAAAGGAATACTGTTAAGCACTATACATAAGGCGAAAGGATTGGAAAATGATAAAATATTCTTTCTTTCGCCAGAGTTAATTCCAAGTAAGTACGCAACCCAGCCGTGGCAGTATGAACAAGAACAAAATCTCAAGTATGTAGCAATAACAAGAGCCAAAAGTTCATTAGTGTACGTATGGGGAAACGTGTTTACAAAAGATATACAACAACGAATTAAATTATCAAGATAATGGAAGACATAAAGAAGAAAGTTCAAGACGATGAATTGAACATAGAGAAGGGGCAAGACCTTCACAATCAACCGAGAAAGTTCATACCAGTTCCCAAAGTTAAATCTGAAAAGGATAAAGACAAGAAAGAACAAAAGAAATGATTTATGGATAAACAACGGTTTTTCTTATTCCGAAGAAAGCGAGAGGACTATGATGGATATTATTACATTCAGCATATGACGTCTCCGAGCCATGACGGTGGGTTATCCAATTCATGCTGGCCAGAATTTGCTTGGCGTGGGCAAACTGCTTTGGAAGTAGAAAAGATGAAGTATATGATTAGCATCTCAAATTATAAAGATAAGGTTTGGGAGCTGGTTGAATACGAAATGGATAGTGACACGCCATCTTGGGCAATACAACCCGAAAAGATTGATTATGTAAACCACTTCAACGGTTTGCGTGAATTAACTCCGAAGGAGAAGGAAGATTTGGAAGTTTTCAAAATTAAAGCATTGGAGCGATATGGAAAAAGATAGACTATATTTTTACAAGACAAACACCTACAAGATTATTGGTGAATGTCATATGAAGGATTCTGAAAAGAATTGGATTGAAGCGGTACGATATGTTGATATCAATTCCGATTACAAAGGAGAGTTCGTCAGAGCGAAAGAACAATTTGAGAATCGGTTTATTCCAGCTGTTCTTCGGGTTGGTGATAAAGTTATGATTATATCCCACGGCAAGTTCGTAGGAGTTACCGAAGTGGTTGATGAAATGGAAGAGTTCGTATCATTGAAACAATCTATCGGGGATGCTCCGAAAACCTTAACAAAAGAGGTGAACAAACAAGGTTACATCATGATGCATCATCATTGGGAATTTTACATATACAACGAAACAACTTGCAATGCGAGACAGATAGAGTTCAAATGATACGTTTTTTTTTATTGGGGGCATTTGATTGTCCATTGTTCAAGATGGAGTGGCTTGTAAAAGTCGCTCCTTTTTATTTTCCAAGGTTATTAACAATATCAATGTAAATTATAAGAACATGAAACGTAGAACGAATACACCTGAACGCTTATTGGCGTTGCGAAAAAATGAAATCTTTGTCTTTGGCTCTAATATGGGCGGCAGACACTTCGGTGGAGCAGCTAATTTAGCATATAAGTCATTTGGAGCTGAATGGGGCGTTGGAGAAGGCTTAACAGGACGGAGCTATGCAATTCCCACTCTGACGAGAGAAGGGCAGAAAATGATGCTGGAAGCTATCGGAACGAGCATTGTACGAATGTATATGGAAGCGAAGGCAAACCCTGAACTTGATTTTGTCGTTACCAAGATAGGTTGCGGCATAGCAGGATTTGAGGAAGATGAAATCATTCCCCTATTCCGAGAAGCAGAGAGAGTTGTTGGTAAATTGGAAAACGTAATACTACCAAAGGGATGGGAAAGTTGAAAGGCAAAAAGATTCCGAGAAAGCTCAAGAAGGAGTTTTGGAAGATAGAAAGTTGGCAAGTTCAAGCTCCTATGCACCGAAGCGGATTCCATACTGACCCGCACGGCAGAGGTGATTCACGTTGGGACTTTTGTTCTTTTATAACAAGAGAGACTTTGAAACTAAAAGACGGTGTTAAGGTGAACAAATGGACACGAAGGCTTATCAGACGTTTGTATAATGAGAAGCTCAAAGGACACCGATACTTTGCGGAGAAGATTATGAAGAATGATTGGAGTCATCCAAATTTCCCTGACGAATATTACCAAAAGATGGTACGTTCAAAAACTTCTGAAGAGTTCCGAAGGGAATATTTGAATGAGCCTATCCCAGATAACAATGCTGTTTTCAAAGGACTTCCTGAACTTGGTAAGTATTCCAAAGTAAGACAATTGGACAACGGACTCAAACCAGGGTTCATTATAATTGATGATATGGACGATTCTATGCCTAATTTCCGTACCAAGCAAGAAGAAATGGAATGGATAGAGCGTATGAAGTTATGGCATAGCGCAATGATTCAACCTGACGTTAACGGAGAATGTTTTGCTCCAAAAGCCGTATTGAAAATCAAAGAAGGAGCTATCAGCCCAGAGAAGTTGGAAGAGTTCAAACAGGAATGGAACAAACAAATGCAATCGGGTATGCCTTTGACTCTTGGAGATGAAGCGACCGTTGAATTCATTCCGAGTAAAAGACCGCACCGACTTCATAATCATCCAAGAAAAGAAATGGAACTTTGCGCTGAAGATGAAGTTATTGTTGATATAGAGTTTATAAGGGAGTTTTGTTGGTATAGACCTTTGATTGACGGAGCTACTGGAAGATATGACGACAAACACGTAATAGTACGCAAGAATGAATACCGAGCAAAGGTTGAAGGCTCAAGAGAGAGAGAGAGAGACCAGAATATTGACAACATACCGTAAAAAGAAGCGTTATGTTGAAGAGGTATTCTCAATGCTTTCCGAGTCATATCAGAACGTTGAAGGTGGACTTCTTTACCGAAGTGGTGAAGAGTTGCTTAGCAAGCAGAATAATGTTTGGAAATTGCTCTTTAATTCAGATAGTGAACGACCGCAGGTGATAATAATATGGAAAGATACGGAATTTGGTAGAAAGATGACCGCTTGCGGATGTACCCAAACCAAAGTATCAAAACAGATGTTACTTGAAGAACTTCACCGAGATTTGGAGCGAGGGAATATATGGGCAGAGGTATCGGATAAGATTGAGCATTGGTTAAATCGTTGCGATGTTCCAAGACTACCTTTCAGAGTTGCCCAAGAGTTATTAAAAGACAAGCATCTCATACCCTTGGGGGATGGTTATCATTATACGAGAAAAATCCAAGGATTCAGAAAACAAAAGATAATATTTGGGAAAATTAATGAAAAAGCGTATCAACAAAGGAAATCCGATTCACGGGTTGGAAAAGATTCCTGATTCAGAATTGTTAAAAATATCACAACAAGAAGTAGGGCAATGGAAGTCATATGCCCAAGAACTTGAAGACAAAGTAACGGAGCTTGAACGAAAGTTAGCGGATAAAGAAGAAGCCTACAAGCTGACCGAAGAAGATAAACGAGCTGTAACAATGAAACTCCGAGAAGATGAGATTTGGAATAATACAAAAGCACAAGTGAAATCTTTACAAGAGCGTATAAAGAAAGTTGAAAAGACAAACAAAGAATATATAGCAAGGATATGCCAATTGTCCCAAGAAAAGAAAATTGATAGAAGCAAAGAATATCTACTTTGCGCAGCTATCCGAAGAAAAGAGGAAAGGGATTGCCCGAAAGTATATTGGGAACAATTCCGAGATATATACAAAATAGAGCTTGGTTGGCGTCATCCAGACATTCTTCATAGATTTATTGGAGAAGTAACAAAAGACCCAGATGACCAAGGATTCTACACTTCCAAAGGAAGGTTTGTGACGAGAGAAGAAGGACTGATAATAGCAAGAGCCGCAGGACAGGTTGGAGATATTATCGGTGGAGTTCTAACAAGTGAAGATTTATATTGATTATGGACGGGAAAGCAAAAGACGAATTTTTCAAACGAGGTTATGGTTTGGAAATGGAAGACAAGCAAAAAGGAACGAGAATGAGGGCATACTTCCCAGAAGAACTACGAGCGTTTGAGCAAGATTACAATAACAATCGTATCGTGATAGGTTGTTCGGTTTGCGGACGGGATTTTGTAATCAAAAAGAACGCAAAAGGAAAACGACCGAAGTTTTGTCCAGATTGCAGAGAGAAGCGCAAGAAGTTGGCATCCAAGAAATACTTTGACTCAATTAAGGTATCGGGCAAATACACCGAAGATAAAGCCGAGTTATTGAAGATGTTCTATGTAATGCGTAGCTACGACAAAAAGATACAAAAGATTTTGAAGGAAGCAGTTCACATAGAGAACAGACCGATATTGAAAGCGGTTGCCCGTATATTACAAATATTCTTGAATCGTTTCCAAAAGTATTTGGGAGAGGAACAAATAAATTTGATAAAATGAAAAAGGAAGATGAAGAATTATTAGCAAAATCGGGGTGGGTAGTGGAATGCGAGTCACCTCTTGAAATAAGACACGAGGATGGAAGTTTCGCTACAATGCAAGCAGCCGAAATGGTTTTGTCAGTATTACAAGAAGAAGATTCAATTGTTTGGAAATAGTTATGACCGAAAAAGCATTAAAGAAACTCATCAAAGGTTACGATACAGAAGCGGTGCTCAAGAAGGATTCCCTGACCGAGTTCCGCATATTTCTTTATTCAAAAAAGAAACGCTATCCGATTACAAATGCAATAGACAAAAAGGAAGATTGGAAGATAACAAGAATATCCGAGTATGACCCAATAGACGAAACCAAACCCAAGATTGTCATTTCATTACAGCGTTTGTATTTGAAGAAAGAACGCAGGAAAGTATAAAGAAATGCAATTAAATACAATACAAGTACAAGTATTAAGAAGGAGTATTGTAAAATCAAATTGTAAAATGTATGGAAGAAAGTAAAAGAATACCTATCCCAGAGGACGTTGTAAACCCAAAAGAATATCTCAAATGGTATGCCTTAAATAAGCATCCATTATTGAGGAATCCTTACCAAACGACTTCGGATGGAGAAGAAGTAAACATAGCAATGTTACCTCATAGGCTCAAGAAAGCTATTGAGCATTTGTCTCCTAAAGAACAAGAGGATTTGCTAAACTTCAAGAAGCAGTGGATTGGGCTAAATTCCAAAAGAAACGTAGCAAAGGCTATGGCGTATGGAAGAATGGGTTGTTTGGGCGGTAAGAAACCCGAAGAAGTACGTGTAATGAAACTCACTCCTTTTGAGGAAGATATTATGGAGCTTCTTGGACGTATGTTTACCGTTCCCGAAGTAGTAAAGATTCTTGGAGAGGATAATGGGATTGTAATAGACGAGGACGATGTAAAGAGAGTTTTGAAGCGTAATATTGTAGAGATAGAGCGGAAGCGTGAAGAGTATCGCAATAAGATTACGGATGTCAGACTTTATAACAAACGCCCAAGACTTGACGAGTTGGGTTGGATGTATAGTAAGATGAAAGCAAGGTATATTGCGCTGAACTCTATTGATGCATACAACGCAATGCTACGAACGCTTGAGCAAATTCGCAAAGAATCCGAAGGAGACATTTTGAACATCAACGGAGTTCTTGACGTAAATATCGAAGTCCAAATACAAAATCATATCCAAAAGGAAATTCTCAAAACTATCAATCTAAAAGAGATTATATTGGGACGTGTAGCGGCAAGGATGAACTTCAGCTTACCAAAATTGATTGCTGGGTTACATAATTCTTATTACGCAAAATTCGTTGATATATCGGGAGACTACGATGCGGATGCTGAAATGATATATCCTTCAACTATGGCTTATGACTTCACCGCTATTGAACGACAATCGGGCAGAGAGGTACAAGACATAAAAGCAGAGGATGTAACCGAGCAAGAGAAGTCCTCAGCAGAACGTACCAAAGAGATGTTCTTGAAGAAGATTCGGAAGCAAAAAGAGGACTTGGAGAAACGCAATGCCGCTTTCGATGCAGAAGCAGAGATAGCAAAAGAAAAGATGAGCGAAGATATATATGAACCCGTAAAGCGAGGAAAGGGCAGGGCAAAGGATAAAACACCACCTTCCAAAGAGAAGCGGAGTGGGGCAAGGTTTAAGAACAGAGACTACTATACAGGTGAATCTAAAAAGAAGAAATAATGGACTTACAAGAATTTATCAAACAGAACATTCCCAACGTAGAAAGTAGGGAAGATTTTAAGCAATATGTTTCTTTGAAAGAATGTCTTGCCGATGATAGTTTGTATGACCGCAAACAAGCAGCCGAACATTTTGAGAAATTTCTTGAATTGAAAGATAAGCTGTTTGATGAATCAATCGGGAATTATTTGAAGAAAAGACAATGACAAATGAATCAAATAAAATCTACCAAACGAAACTTGAAGAAGCAAATAATGTTTTGTATAAGGTAGTAGATGATTTACAAAAAGAAGGAAGGAGCTTGAGAGAAATCGGAAAGCTCCTTTCAATTAAGAGAGCTGACTTGCTCAAGATTCTTCACCGAGACGTTGGTAATTTGTCTTATTCGGCAATATTACGCATTCAAAGTTCTTTATCAAAAACGATTGATATGAAAACATTAGAATTAAACCAAGAAGAACTTTACAAATTAATGATATCACTCAGTCCTCATACGGAGCTTGATGGGTATCGGGAATTACAAAACAAGATACGCAAAGCAATGGGCTTTCCCGTAGGTTTTGAATATGACCAAAGCTATGATAACGTAGCAAGGTTGATGATGGAAGCAATGCAATACGATAACGGAATGTGCGACCGTTACAACCGTGAAACCTATCCTGACAAATGGGTTGAACTTATTCGACAAGCAGCTGAGAAGTTCTTCCAGTCCAATCCCGAATTGCTCAACGAAGAAACTATTGAAGAAATAGGAACAGGTGGAGAAGAAAGTGAGATGGAAGAAAAGTATGGTCACCTTGAAGGTTGGAAAGAATTGAACCGAGTTCTTGGCCATTACTTTGACCACTACCCAGAGGAAGATGAATATCAAGGTGATTGGGAGTTATACGATTATAAGTGTCGTCAAAAGCCTGATTGGATATACCGTTGTAAGAAGTGCGGTTGTACGAAGGTAGGAGAAAAGCCTCAAGTTTGCGATTGCGATAAAATAGAATTGGTAAAATGAGGATTATTTGCGTGTTACAAAACGCTTGGGGTGATAGACAACTTCCAATAGTCTTTTGCCCCAATCCTTTTAATAAGAGTGCTAAGGTCATACGGAAAATGGTAGGTGATAATTATTATGACTTTTCCAATACTACTGACGTTGTTACAAGCAGTCCGAAGGGTAAACCTTCACCGAACTATGAACACTTCAGAAAAGTCATGGATATGATGCCTAAATATGATTTGATATTAGTCTGCGGAAAACAAGCCGAAGAAACGGTGAGAAAGTTCCAAGACGAGATAAGACAAATTGGTAAGCCAATCATATTCGTACCTCACCCAGCCGCAAGAAATCTTACCAATAAGAGAATAGCAAAGATTAACCGAGTTATACAAATTGTAAATAAGATTGTAAAATGAGTAACAAAGTAAATATAGCAAGACCGATTCTTGACGACCTTCAGCGTATGATGAATGAAGGTATCTCTGTACCGAGTTCCGTTGAGCTTTGGCGTAGTAAGCACCATATAAAAGCCGAAGATTGGTTGCGTTGGGCTCAAGATAACAAAGAGTATTTTCAAGGCATGATTCGTCAAGAACTTGCTTATAAACGTTCAAACAAATATGGCTAAAACGAAGGTTGAGAGAGTCAGAATACCATGGAGCAAGAAATAGCAGCATTGTATGAACGTTTGTTACGTCAAGCCAAGTTCTACTATCCGAGAAGTACGGATGACGCATATGACCTTTGTAATGATACGATGGTAAAGATGCTAACTAACCAAGACAAATTCCAAGAAGGTACAAACTTATACGGTTGGGCGTGTATGATTATGCGCAATCTCTTTATCAACGATTATCGAAGGACTTCCAGACAAGGCTTTGTAATGGAAAGCGAACAAGAAGGTGCGGATGTATTTGGACGGCTTGAACTCTTTGCTCCTGATACGGACGATTATTCAAGAGAATTGGACATACGGGAAGCAATTGATGCACTACCAGAAAACGAGCGTGTTTGTATTAACTATTTGATTTGCGGTTATTCCTACGAACGAATGACAGAGATATTTGAAGTACCAATCGGAACGGTCAAAAGCCGTATTCATTTAGCAAGAAAGAAGTTACAAAAAGTCTTGACGAGATATTAACAAAGTTTCTTACCAAAAGAAAGGAGTTGTTATGAAAAAGTTTGAGCCTACAAAGCAGGGAATCTACAAATATGAGGTGTACGACTACAACGGCAATTATATACCTTATGAATTGAGAGTTGAAGTGCTTGGTGAATCCGATAGTGGAAAGACTTATCAAATCAAAACTCTTGAGGTAGGAGCTGGACGACTTGCATACGTTGGAACGCTCCTTTGGGTTCACAAAAGAAAAGTAATAATTGTAAATGACAACGGAAATGAAACAAGTAGAAACACCTCAGATGTATCTGAAGATAATGAGGACACAACTGGTTATTGGTGGGAAGAGGCATTTGGATAAGCGTACCGCCAAAGTAACGGACTTGGAAGAGTATCGGAGAAGCATACGTCAGGAACATGAAGGAGAAGCGTTGGAAGCAATATTCTTTACCTACGAGGAAAGACCGATGCCCAAAGAGCAAAGTAAATTACAAATAACAATTAAATACGAAAGAAAGTATGTTTAATATTGGAACAATTTTCATAGCCGTGATATCAATTATCATTTTGGCTATCGGTGTGACGTTATTCCGAATGGTAGGATTCACCCGTTGGGCTATCATAGACGGTTTACGTTTGAATCGTTTATTCAAGCAACCCAAAAGGGAAAGTTTGTCATTCGTGGAATTGAAATCTCATGTAGCAAACGTTCTTTGGACAAAGATGAAAGGGGGCAAGCCTACTTATAGGAATGGTTCAAAACTCCAAGAGATTCATCCATTGTCCGAAGAACAAGGACATAAGTATGTAACGATAAGCCGTGATAATCGTCCATTCCAGAACGTTTGTCATATTCTTGTAGATACCGATATTGCGGGAATAGAAGTCAAAACGACCGTAGTTGCCCAAGATACCAAAGCATACGAGAATATGATGAATATAATGGGTTGGAATTTGAAAGAGGTTTTGAGGAATCTACGAGCCGTTGACGCTGGGGATTCCGAAGCGAAGCAAAACATCATTGACCGATATATAGAATATATGTTGAGGGAAATTTTGTAGTTTTCATTATGATGATTTGGGAAAGCTCTGGTTTGCGAAAATCGGAGCTTTTTTGTTGCCTTTCGTTAAAAAGTTACCAAGAAAAGTTAAATATTGTCGATTTACCAAAAATAATTTGGAAAAAGTTTTGTAGATTAAATTATTGTTCGTACCTTTGTACCGTAATCAAGAACGAAACATCTGTTAAGGTTACAAAGTTAGAAACAATAAACATTAAAATATCAACTTATAAAATTTGGAAATTATGGCAACGAAAGTAAACAACAATCAGGTAAACGAGAGCGCAAACGAAATGATGGACGCAAGAATCGTTAAATTGAATGAATTGAAAGGTGTAAAGATGGCAAACCTTTCCAAAGGTAAACGACCTGCTGCGAAGGAAGCAAAGCTCCAAGCAACGTACATTCTTGACAATTGGGATAACGAGTTTGAATTGGTGAAGATGCTTAATGATACCGAAGTCGTATTCAATGATGATATCAAAGCTATCCTTTCCAGTCGTCTTCAAAACTTTGCTGACGCCAAGGAAGCGTGCAAGAAGGCGGTTGAGGAAGCTCCGAAGAAGGAGAAGAAAGCAAAGGCTCAAACCAAAGAAGAAGTTAAGCAGGAAGCTCCGAGTGTTAAGCTGACCAAAAACGAAATGGAAGTGCTTATTGGTATGGCGGTTAATGCCGAACATTACGGAGAACACAACGCATTTGTATTATCGGAAATCAAATTGGAACGCCCAAGAAGCATCAACTCACTTTCAGGTACAATGTCAGCTTTGAATAAGAAGGGCATGCTGTTAGCTTGCAATGGAGATAGCTATTTTGACGGTGAATTAACCGAAGCTGGTTTGGCTATGGTAGGTGATATCACTACGCATTTGAAAGCCTCAAAGAAATTCAAAGTAGCAGCAACGGACGCAAAGAAAGCTACTAAAGCTGAATCAACTCCGAAGGCAGAGGCAAAGAAACCGACCGAGAAGAAAGAAGCTACCAAACCAGCAACATCTACAAGGAAGGTTGGCGATATTCATAAGAACGGCAAATGGGTATGGACTGAATATGCTCCTGGCAAATTCGACTGGCGCACTATTCCTTCTATGAAGCAGAAAACGGGAGCAAAACCGAAGGTTGAAACCGAAGGTAAGAAAGCGGAGAAGAAGCAGACCGCTACGAAGTCAAACAAGGCTGAAAAGAGCACTGCTAAGCAAACGAAGAAGGGTGAGCCGAAGAAGAACTCACCCGCAACTCCGAAAGTGCTTACAATTGATGAATTTGTGGCTCTGCCCGTCAAGACTGCTAAAACTAACAAGAAGCCTTCACCAGCTCAAGCTGAAGCGTTGAAACTTATCAACAAAGGGTATCGGATAACGGCTGACCAAAAGTTCTTTGAGAAGGATGGAGACCGCAAAAGTTGCAATATGGATAGCGTTACAGCGATGTTCAAGAGATACGGCATTGATTACATTCCCGAAGGACTTATCATCAAATAAGGAGTAATCATGAAAAAGACCCAAGTCAAGAAGGTTAATCAAGGCACATACTTCAAATTAACCGAGAGCGAGAAAGCACCTGTTTGGGTACGTGGAGAGTTCAGCCGAGAAGCACAAAAGTATTCGTGCTACAAGTTTGACGATGTGAACCACGAGAAGTTGATGAAAGGTACGCAAACAATATTCGTAGATTTTGAATTTTGATATGAAAGAGAACAGCTTGGTCATAGAACTTCAACACTTCGCAGGATTTATGGAAGGTAGGCAAAAGAAGTTCTATGACCAAATGATAAAAGACGCAAAGCCTGTTGAGGTTGTAAGTTTATCCGAAGTATTCACCCCAGAGCAGATAGACTTCATAAAGAAGGCGGTACAACCCAAAGCAAAAGAGTGTTATCGCAATGCTCATCTGCTTACTTCTATCTTTCCCGAAGCTCTTTATGTGGAAGGGAAAATGACATGCTGTAAATGCTTCGGAATCGAGCATGCTTGGAATAAGATAGGTGACAAATACATTGACATTACTATGGAGCTTGTATTACACCGAGACCCAACCAAAGAGGAATACATGAGCTTGGGCGAATATAGCGAGGACGTAATATCACCCATAGTTTTGGAGACGGGATTTTATGGAAACATATATTCCATAGTTTATAACAGAAACAATCGTAAATAAAAATTAATATGGCAAAGATTTATAAAGCAAACGGTGAAGTGTTAGACATAGAGCCTAAGAACGGTACAGACTTCAAGTTGGAAGAGTTACAAGCAATTGTAGGCGGATTGATAGACTGCCAAATGACAAATGATGGTAAGGATTTGATTGTATTCAATGACGAAGGAAAACTCATGGAACTTCCTTACAACGATAATGCAACAAAGATTTACCAATACAGGGTTTATGAAGGAGACTTCTTGGTTGGCGATGTTTTGATTTGTAAAGAAACCGAAATGAAATAATGTTATGGGAAAGTTATATGACCGATTACAGAAGCAATTGAAGATAGAGGAATACAAGCAAGACGCTGAAGATTGTCTCAAGATATACGAGAAACTCAAAGAAATGAATGGTAGCGTTTGGGAGTCATCATGGAACCCATTAACAACCGTTAAGTTTGTAGGAACATATCCCAATTCCGAAAGGATATACAAACCGAGCAAAGAAGGTTACGTGTTTCTGAAAGGTATTGAGGAAAAGAAGGAGCGTGAGGCAGGAGTTCGGTACATATCAGTACAAATGGCTATCATGAGTCATCTATCGGATGCGCAAGAACTTATTCAAATGGGAGCAGAAGGAAGGTTGAGAGCTAACAATCATATCAACTTCGCAAAACAATTAGTATTAACATATCCTGATACGTCAATCGAAGTATCGGAGAACGAATTGAACGAGTTATGGAAAAAGACAATGTAATGACCAAAGAAGCAGCAATCAATGCTATGGAGCAAGGTGGTTATAAAGTTGCTCACCGCTTCTTTTCCGAAGGAGAATACATATGGTCAGTTGATGACGAGTATTACAAGGATGAAGAAGGAACTTGGATACCAAAGAAAGACTTTTGGGAATGTCGTACAAAACAAGAATGGGAAACAGGATGGAGAATAGTGGGTTAAAAATAATCTATTTAGATATAATGGTCAAAGATAGATTTGTTACACAAATACCATATCCGCATTGCACTTTGTTTCCCATAGATTCAGAAGAACTGAAAAATTTTGTATTAGAGAAAAGACCGAGTTTGAAGAACAAAGATTTTAGGATTGAATTTTCCAATAACAAAGTTAAATAACAAAATTGTAAATTAAATTGTATGACAAGAATAAATAGTGCTATATCAGTAAGATGTTTGACTGACGAACATCTTCTTGCCGAGCACAGAGAAATAAAGAGACTGCCTGATTGCTTCGTTAAATCTTATATAAGCGGAGCTTTGAAAAGAATACCAAATAAGTTTTGTTTGGGAACTGGACATGTTACATTCTTCTTAAATAAGGCTCAATTCACTCTTGACCGTTACAAACAAATACACGAAGAATGTATCAGGCGTGGTTTTAACGTTCCAGACTATTCCGAAAATTGGAAACAAGTTATAATGAAAGATTATTGGAAGTCTTACGAGCCTACGAAGGAAGAACAGGAGCTACTTATAAATCGCATTACAGAGCGAATACGAGGCAGTAGCAAGACTTTCTTTCACTATGAGGGTAAAGCTATCAATAAGGGCGAAGCAATCGAAATATTAACAGATAAATCATTATGAGCAAGACAATAACAGAAGCAATGCCTGAGATTGAAGAAATAGCAAAAGAGCTTGGTATCAAAGTAAACAATTATAAGGTTTTGGAAGAGTATCGGAGACGACACCCTGAAGAAATGAAACCTACAAAACAAACGGAGGTAAAAGATGGACAAGAAATATAATATAGCAAAAGCTATCAACATACTGGTATGTATGGGTATAGTAGCGATAATGCTTTGTGCGTACAATGCTTGGAGCCTGAACGGTGAATATACTTTATTCAGTTTCTTTGCTTCTTTGGTAATGCACGGAGGATTGGGAATAATGATATATTGCGGAGTTGATTGGATACTCCGCAGAGTGTTTCACCAAATTAAGTAAAGATGAAAAAATTGATTATGTTGCTAATGTTAATCATAGCCTCAAGTTGCGGGATTAACAGATACCAACCAGTTCAGAACGAAGAAAGAACAGATGTAATAAAACAAGAGATTAAAGAAGAGCCGAGCGAATGGGACATATTCGTTGAAGCTCTTATACAAGTAGAAAGCGAAGGCAAAGCAGATGCGGTTGGCAAAACCAATGACGTGGGGATATTACAAATAACTCCGATATACGTCAAGGATGTCAACCGCATTCTTGGTGAAGAACGGTACACGCTTGCCGAGCGTGCCGATACCGAGAAGAGTTTGGAAATGTTTGAAATTTTACAAAGTCATTACAATCCGAATAAGGATATTGAAAAGGCTATCAAACTCCACAATCCGAGAGCTGGACAAAGTTATCGAATAAAGATAATGAATCAAATGGAAAATATTAAAACAAATTTATCATGACAAAAGAGGAATTAAAAAGGAAGTATCACGGTCATGCAGTTACTGTGAGTTATCCTATTAGATTGGGCGGTTTTAACGGAGAGCGAGAATCTTCAGCCAAAACAAATGCTCCAATCAACGCTTGTAAGGGATTGGGATTGCAAGTTGCATTAATGCCAGATATGGCGATGATGACAGGTCATAATGCAAAGGTGTATGCAATTAGCGACCCAAATGTTAAGCCGAGTTATTCAAACACTCCTTGTTCTTCGATAAGCGTTGAAGAGTTCTTGGAAGATTTTTCTCACTATACAAAAGTAGAGGAAGAAAAGCAATTTGTAAAAGCTAAACAACTTCTTGACGAGTTCAAAATTGAATACGGCTCTATCGAAAAGAAACATGAATCATGTACATCAACCGATATGTTGGACGAAGGATTCATTCAGGGATATACCTCAAACGAGGCATCACTGTGGTGGCATCCACTGGGTAGGCGTGTTTTCTTTGTTCGTGGAGAAGGAGCGTTTGAACTTACAGATAAACCAAAGGAGAATGAGCAGAATTGATGACTTTCAAAATTATCTTGAATGGCTTTACCAAACTTCATCTCAAATATTCGGATTCGATATATCAAGAGAGACTTGGCGAAACAGACCTCATTACGATAATACACAAGAACCGAAAGAAGTTTGGAGCGGTACGCCAAGAAATCAATTCACATCAGAACAAAGAGAGTATCTGGACAAAATAAAATCATTAGCAGTAGATGTAGAGTATGAAGAAATTCAAAGTTAAGTTCTTTGGTTCAAAGAATCGAAAGGAGCAAATTAAGCAAGTAAAAACCGAAGTTGAAGCCGAGAGCCGTTCAAAAGTTGAGGACATTCTCAGACATGAACACGGTTACGAGGTCATCAACGGATTAAAGATTCATGAGTATGAATAAAGCAACGAGAATCGGACTATTCATTTTGGGAGCTTTATTGACCTTGACTCTATTCAAGGGTTGCAGACAATACGAGCGTAAAGACCCAAAAGCGGTTGTGTATCGGGAGAAGGTAAGTGAAACGGATACAACCGAGATATGGCGCAACGTAAAGTATGAGCTTGTAAGCGTTGAGCACGATACGGTGAGAAAAGTTACCAAACCAAGAAACAGTTTGGAGATTGCACCGCCCAAGCCAATCCCGATGCCCGAAGATAGAGTGGACTTGAACGAATATCTTGGAACACCAGACGATGGTACGGATTGGAACTACACGGATTTGAGAGAGGAAGAACAAAAGTATCTTGATGATTTAGGTATATATTGGGATAGTAACAGAGGATATTGGAGAAAGAAACAATAATCAAGTATAGAAGGAGTATAATTCAAACATGGAGTTATACTCCTTTTAATTTTACAATAATATGAAAAGTCTTTATGTAGATGCAAACAGCCGTACCGTCCAATGTGCACGATTGAGCATTGGGTTGAACGTAAATGCGGCAGGGGTTGTAGCTCAAATAGAGCCCAACCAGTTTATCCGAGTTAAGGCAGTAGGCGGTGATGCCGTTATACGACAGGAAAACCAGTCAGGTGATGGTGTACTTCTTTCCGAAGGAGAAACTGAATACTTCTTTATTGAATCTCACCTTGAGCTTGTAAGTGGTCAAATCAATGTAATGTATTAAGCCATGCTGAGAATCGGGAAAATAGGCAAGCTCACGAGCCGCCAAAAGCCTAAAAAGGCAAGCACTCCGTAACGCAAAAGAAGTTACCAAAAGTTAAAAGCGAAGTTTTTACCAAAATTCTTCGCTTTTTATTTTGTAGTTTGGAAAATAGTCTCTATCTTTGTATCAGAAACATTAAAATTACAAAGATATGAAAGTTCAATTAAGTACTCATCAGAGAATGGTTATTGTTAAGGGCATTTGCGCAGGAGTTGCTTTAAGAGACAAAGAGCCTGTTATAAACAAAGATAATAACGGCATTATAGAAATATCGCATAAAGGAGTTGTAAATATTTGGGATTTATGCGCAATCTCTTGCGATGCTGAAGCCTTCGGATTAAAAGCAAAATTTCACCCAAACAGAATAGAAATAATACAAGAATCATGAGAACACGTACTTTCATAATCATATTGCTGGTAGCTCTATTCGGGAGCTACCTATATATCAAACTTGTTTGGGGAAGTTTCGGAGCTTTCATGACAGCGTGTCTCATCAAGTCCGCTATCGGAATAGGATGTTTGGTTGTTATATTGTTAGCAACGTTAATTATATCAAAAATCAATCGAAAATGAAAATTGTTATGCGAATATTGTATGCTATTGACGGAAGGTTTGGACGTAGAGTGCTCAAACCGCAATACCGAGTTTGGTGGAGATTGTTTACCTACGGAACGCTGGCGGTATTACTATTCAGATTTGTATTTGTACCGATTCTTGATTGGTGGCAAGGCGTTGTAGATTTTCTTAATTATGTAATTTGGGGATGATATGAAAGTATTGGAATTTATATTTAGCAGCTTTTGGACGTTTATCGGTTCAGTTATCCTGATAGGCTTATTCTTTCAGGGAGTTGCTCAAGTTATCCGAGCGATTAAAGGAACGCCAGAGCCAAAAGACGAAAGCGATGAAGATTGAAACAGCCGAAAAGGTCATCAAGAAGATGTCTTGGGAAATAACGAAGCAAGAACGATTCCTTGGACTTGTATCAAGAGCCAATCAGATGAAGCCTAAAGACCGTGAGAACGTATTGAAGGGAGCTTGTTGGATTGATGGCACAATCGAAACCCAAATCAAGTTTGCGATGGATAAGAGAGCGAGACTGGTGAAGGCACGTTCAACTCTATCGAAACGATATGGAATAGCAATCTATTAACCACATTTGCTGACGATTAACCGAGAGGATGAAAGGAAATACCTTCACGGATAACGAAAGAGGCAGAGCAATCAAATTTTAAGCATCATGGAAGATATTAAACAAAGACAGATTGAACAACTCCAACGTGACATAAGGATTCTGGAAGAAATTATTTCAGGCAAGATGGAGAATTACACCAGTCATCCAATTCCAGTCCTCAAAGAAGGTTTATCGAAGTACCAATCAGATTTGGCGAGGTTACAAGAAAACGTTGGGCAAAGGGGGAATTAAAAGGGGGTTACTTCACGAGCGTATGCGAGTGCACGAGGAAACAAGATTTTCAAGATAATTGAATATAGTTTCTTTGGGCACTTTCTTTGATATATAAGGGGGTTCATGAACCAACGTTACTTCCTTCCAGATATAAAACAAAGACGATATGGAAATTGTAAAGAAAATAGCAAAATGGATTCTCCGAGAGGAACTGAACGACCTTCAGACCACCGTGAATAAGCAAGCCCACGATAAGGTTGAAATGAACAAGCAGATAGCGAGTTTGAGAGAAAGGTTGTTTGGTTCAAGAAAAGTCCTACTATCCCAGACGATGGTAGAATGTATTGTTAAAATGCTACCTGACCCGAACAAAGCAGGTTGTGGCGGTTTAACTTCTTCGGACTTGAAAATGCGAAACATGATTTTTGTAGATGAACTTGGCGGACGACAATATCAACACTCCGTTCGTTTTGTTCAGGCTATCGGAGACGATGAACGTTTACAAGGTTTAACCATAAACATATCTGAATACAATATCAATGTGTTCGTTCCGTTGAGACGGGAGAATGCGAGTTATGAGGTATTCGGAGTACAAACCGCAATAGATACTTACTTTTGGGACTTGTATGGAGCAGGCATACGAATGTTGAGCAACGAAGCCTTTGCGATGAGTTCCGAATTTATCAACTCTCAGCATAATGTTTTGAAAGAATTTAGAGAACAAGGATTGTTATGAATATATTGAACCAAGAAAGTTTTTGTCGTCATTGGTGTAATGACTACGACAAAGTAATGAAGGAACAGACCGAAGAATGCGAATGTATTGTAGCTTGTTCAAGTTCGGAGAACGGAATGAATCCAGATGCCTTTGCTGCACAAGGATTGATGATGAAAACCGAAGAAGAATTGTTTGAGGAAGCCTTGAAAAATTTTGCTAAAAGTGTGTTATTTACAAAAGATGGTTCATTTTGCGTAGATGACTTTGAGAAATATTGGGAAGATAACAAAGACAAATTATTGAAATATGACCAAAGTGAGATTAAGCCAAATTGAGGAAGGAAGCGGAAAGCCGATGTTCACCCGAAAGCATAAAGGAACGACAAAGAAGAAGCCTTTGATTGGAGACATAGACGAAGATGATGAAGAGGATTCGGACGATGACTTCAACGACAATGAGGATGAAGGCAAGAAGCGGTTATCAAAAACAATGCTTCACTTCAAAGACGAAGGAATAACCATATCAGCTTGGGACTTACATACCATTGAAACTGATATGCGATTCGTAGAGAAGCCGAAAGCCCACTGGGAGTTTGGAATCACTATCAATAAGGGATTGAATCCCAGTCAGTTTATCAATAAAACCGACCTTTCTATGTGGTATTTAAGCGAGGAAGTAAGGGATGATAAAATGGCAAAAATGCTGGAAATCCTTAAAGTAGAAGGACTCAACGTTATCGAGATATAGAGAACGCAAGTATATAGTGTTTGAATATTGTTTAATTTAACAAATTGTAAAATGAAAAAGTTTGAATTAGTGCAAGCAATTGCCAAGGAAACGGGTTACACCCAAGAAGTAGTAAACAACGTGGTTGATGCAATGCAACCGATTATCGCAAACGCTTGTATCGAAGAAGGCGATGAAGTGAACCTGCCTGAGCTGGGTAAGTTCAAACGTCAGGTGTTCACGGCACGTAAAGGACGCAACCCGTTGACGGGCGAAGCTCTTGACATTCCCGAATCACACACCGTTGGCTTCAAGGCTACGACCAAGCTGAAGAAAGTTATTCAGCCGAAGAAAGCCGCAAAGAAGGGTAAAAAGTAAGCATGCTCCATCAAATGCTTTTGAGAACTGGGTTTTGGCGAGTTTAAGTCAGCCCAGTTTTCTTTTTGCCCAAAGTTTATAATTCCAGAAGATTAAACAATATTATAATGAAAGCAATAACGGAGAAAGAAAAGTTACCAAAGTTTCTTATTGTGAACGGAGTTCCTGAAACTCAATCTTACAATAAGCATCTTTTGAAGCCTTGGAAGAAAGGTGAGCTTGTAAAAGTTGCTCCTTTTGAAGAGCAGGTCAGAAACGATAAGTATGACGACCAATTGAAATACGTCAAACCAGACAACAATCCTTTGCACTTTCGACAAAAGTATGTAAAGGTTATCCGAAAGGACG